ACTTATCACTCTACTATAAAATTCATTTGCAGAGTCCAATCTTTTCTTAAAAGTTCCTACAGTTTCAAGTGTATTATCTCTAAATTTATCAGCAGCAGCCTTACCTTTGTTTTGTAAAATATTTGCATATTTAGTTTTAAATGTTTCGTTGTTAAATAGCTTACCAATATTTTCTTCACTAGCTACAGAATCCAGATCAATGTCCATAGCATTTCTCGCATCTCTTATAAGTAAATTCATACGACCTTTACCTTCTTGCTGTAAAGCTGCATTTAAATCTCTTTTAATTTGTTGAAATTGTCCTAGTGTAACTGTTTCTGGAAAAGCTGGATCACTAAATCTAAGAACAGTTCTAAACATAGGATTTTCAAAACCTTTTATTTTACCAGCAGTGAAATCGGCAAGATCTCTTTCAAAGACCTCACGGCCACCAGGTGTGTTAGCTATATATTCATCTTTTAGCTCTTTTGACATTTTTTTCAAATTTTTTGTTGGTACAAATTTTATGTCACTCATTGGTTTTATGATATTTTCTAAATTTTTATACACAGCATCAGTCATGGTTAAATATTTGGCATGTTGTTTTTTTACTGTGTCTTGAAATTCTTTACCTAATAAATCAGCATAACCAATTGGACCTAGTGTAGCTAAATAATCACCATAATATTGTACAACTTTTTGTTGAAACTTTTTATTCTCCTGAATAATTCGTGAGTTAACAAAAGGTAAAACACCAAACACTTTACCAAACCCACCTGCTAGTTTACCAAAAGTCGAATCTTCGTCAGCTACAGCAGCAAGTGAAAGAGGTAATCCTTTTTTAGATGCTTGTGCTGCTAAAATTTTTGCTTGAGGGTTACCCGTACCTGTCAGACCTTTACCGAAAGATCGTATCAGTCTACCTGTCATACCAAATAGTCCAGTGGCTCCAGCTCCCCATGCAAGAGATGTAACACCTGCATCAAGACTTTTGGTTACAAGCCGCTCTGGTAAACTCATTGAGTCTAAATCATTATCACTAATAGTTGATAAATCAACCTGTGAGTTTGCCGTTAATTCAGCAGCAAAATCAGCTATGTCATAAGTAGCACTACCTACAGCTGCACCCGCAGCACCCAAACCAATAGATTTAGCCTCCGTTTTTAAAGGTTGTGCGACACCATATTTTTGTAATCTTTTACCAGTTTTAAGTAAATTTTTTCCACTATCTTCAACTCTATTTAAAAAGCCAGTTAAAGAAAAAAAAGCACGTCCTGGTGCTGATTTCTTTGCAACCTTTGCAGCTGTCGCTTTCATAGCTGCTACAGAATCTAAAAATCTAGTAGGATAAGCAATACCAAATCTTTGTCTGTAATTATTGTCTGTAAAATATTTTTTTAATTTATCACGGTCTTTTACATAACCCATTATTGAACCAAATATATCTCCCACACTTTCAAAGGTAGTTCTATTGACCTCACCAAATACAGGTAAATTTTCTCTTGTAAAAGTTTCAATCGGTCTGTCAGCTCTTTCTGCTTCAATCGCTAGTTGTTCAGCTGCACTTTTTCGTTCTTCCATCAACTCTCTAGTGTTTTTATAACCTTTAAGCTGACCCGATTCAAAAAGCTGGTCCATTTGATTAACTTGGTCGTTTGATAATTTTAAAGGATCAAACGCTTTATTATCAAGCATGTTCTGTAATTGTTTTAAACTCATTTTTGTGTTTCCAATAAGTTAGCTGAAGCTGCATCTCCATCAATTTCACGTTCTACAGTAGCTGCTTGCTGTCCTGGCATTTGTCTAGATGTAACAACTTTTAGACCTTGCAGATTTGGATTGGCTAAAATATCAGCAGCTGTACCACCAAATCCTCTATATCTTTGTAATTGGTTAGTAAAGTTATTTTCAAGAATTTGTTTTTGCGTTAACATTTGAGCCTCTACTGTTCTAAAATCTTTAAACAGATCAATAATAGACGTTTGTCCTTCTGCGTCATCAATATCAGCACGTGTCAATCTATCTTGTGCTTTTAAAGCATTTGCAATTAAATATTTCAATTTGTGTTGATACACAGCTAATTTTGCAATAGTAATTTTTTTGGTATCTGCTGTACTATCAGAATCATCAATCAAATTATCAAATGATGTTCCGTAAACTTCTTTTGCAAGTGCGTTCATATTTGCTGGACTTGTTGAGTTTTTATAATCTCTAGCCATAGACTCTTGCAATTCTTGAGCTGTAATTGGATCATTTTTATTTTTTGATCGTTCTGTAGCAAACCCTATCATTGTCATTTGTTCAGGGTCACCACTCATTCTACCTTTTGATATGTATCCTAAAACATCTGAGCTACCTGATTTTTGTAAGATATCATTAGCAGTAGGACCCTCTCTCCCAAAAACATCTATACCTACAGCTTGTGGAAGACCTTTTAAGAAATTGACAACTTTAATACCTTTCTCTCTTAAAGCACCACCAGCACCTACTACCTCATCTATATTGATTCCCTGTTTTTCAAGTGTTGGTCTTATTTCTAAAACATCGTTGATAATATTTATACCCTCACCTGTGTATTGTATACCACTTAAAACCTCATCTGCCTTACCACCATCGAATTGACGTATTGCATAATCACCCTTTTCATTACCTCCTCTTTTACCAAAACGTCCATAAACTTGTTGTACTTCTGGACTATTTAAAGCAAAAATCTGGTTGTTTATTTCTACACCTAAAGTTCCGTCTTCTAATTGAACAGCAGGCACATCTACAATTCCACCAAATTGGTCTGGGTGATCTGGGTTATTAAGCGAAAGATACAAATTTCTTTCTTTTATCTTACTGTTTTTTGCTATAGTCTTTTGTGCGTCTAACTGAGCTTTAAATACATCTATTTGTCTATCTTGAGCTTTTTGATCTAAATCAATGGCTGTTCCAAGTATGCTTTGTGTTAATAATCTTTGTTCTTTATCTAAAGCTTTGCCTTCAAGTCTTTGTTGTTCTTCAAAAGTTCTTTCATAATCTAAGAAATTAGCTGCTAAACTTTGTCTTAATTTTTTATCTTCCTGATTTAAAGCAAAAGCAGTTTCCATTACTTCTCCACCTGCTTGATTAGCTGCTTCAAGTAAACCAAGAAAACCTCTGTTTGATGTTTTTGCATTAGCTAAACCACTACCCATTTTCCATAATAAATACATGGCTCTGTTGTTATTGTCAGCACCACTATATTCTTTAAATTTTTGTAAATACTCATCAAAGTTTTGTTTTTCTCTTTGACTTAATTTTTCTCTTGCTGCGGTAATATCGTCAAATGCTACTTGATATTCTTTTTTAAGTTGTCTTGCAATTTCAGAAACTGATGAAAGTCTTCTGGGATTAGTGTTATCAAAAGTTTGTTTTGTTTTACCTATAGCTTCTTTACCAGATTCGTTTAATTTACCAGCAACATCAGAATCACTATCATTATCTTCAATTGTTTTAGCTCTTCGTATTCTCTCATCTTCAATTGCTAAATTAGATTTTAATTCACCAGGTGGACCACCTGAAGTAAAAGGACCAACATCTCCTTGAAAGTTTGGATCAGCTTTTCTTGTTTGTCCTTCTTGAACTTTCTCTTGTTGTTGTTGTCTAATTTCTTGTTGTTTTTTTAAATTATCAAGTTGATCTTGTTCAAGTATTTGTTGAGTTTTTAATTCTTCTTCTGATAATGGAGAACCTAAAACCTCTCCAGCACCTGCTATACCAGCAGCACCCAAGAAAGATTTACCTGGATTTTTACGTGTCTTTTCTAACACTTTTCCTAAATATGGTGTTTGTTCTGCTCTTCTTCTTAGTCTACTAATACCTCTTGTATCTTTTTTACCAAAAGCACTAGCTAATCTTCTAGCGCCTGGAAGAAATGTTCCTGAACCTGCTCCTAAAAAAGCTAAACCTCCAGCAACATCACCCATGTCACCTTCTTCAGACAGCATGCCTTCACCTACTTGATAAGCACCATAAGGCACTTCAGATGTTTCTAAGGCACCTATTACTCCTCTTTTAGCTCTTGGAGACACAAGTTTTTTAACTTGTCTGGCAAGAAAAGGACCAACTCGTGCTGCTAAACTCAAAGCAGCAGGAGTTCCTGCTGCGATTCCACCTACTACAGCCCTAACAGGTTCTACCTTACCTGCTCGCAAAGCTTTTTGTCTAAACAATTTTCTATGTAAAACTTTGTCTACCATTATTTAGTTCCCCCGCCAATGCCTGTTCCACCAAATATGTTATAAGCAGCATAAGCTTGTAGACCTGCACCTGCTGCTTGAGCTAGAGGATTCACTCCAGGACCTGTGCCCGCTGTTACTTGTGAAGCAGCTGTTGGAAGGGCTGTCATAATACCTTTTTGAAACTCTATTCTTTGAAACGGTTCATATGCTCTTGCAATTTCTGTTTGTCTTTGAGCTGTTAAGGCTTGTTGTGCAATATCTCTCTGCGCTTGACCACCAGTAAGTTGAGCTTGAGCTTCCGTCAAAGCCATTTGTTGTTGTTGTGCACCTAGGTTTGCTAATTGCGCACCAGTGGCTTGTTGTGCCTGAGTTTGAAATTGTTGTTGTCTTTGAGCTGCTGATAAAGCTGTACCAAAACCTGCTGCTTGAGCTTGACCGATCTGTGCTAATCTTCCTCTTTCTTGTTCTGCTCTTTGCACACCTTCTCTACCACCACCGAAAGCACCACCAGCAACAGCTTCTGCTGACAATCTATTTTCAGAAATTTTTGCTTGCCTGTTTATTTCATCAATTACATACCTTTGGTAAGGATTCATGAAAGCATCTATATCAGGTTGCTGCATAGCTGTTTGCTGAGCTCCTAATGTAGATAATATGCCTTCACCCAAAGCATCGGCACCAATACCTGCTGTGCCTATAGTTTGAAATGCTCGTTGTTGTAAAGGTGAAGCACCTGCAATTTCGTATTCAGGAATACGTATTGGAACTTTAGATAACTCGATAGCCTCATCATACAAAGCTAATTTTCTTGCCTCTATTTCAGGAGCTTCTCTTGAAAATGTTGTTTGTGTCGTATTAGCTGGTTGAGCTGGTGCTGCAGGGGCACCTCCACCTCCACCGCCTTTTTTATACTCTTTTAAGCCTGTGCATTCATTAACAGTTCCTGAGCCACCTGCAAGTTTTAATAATCGAGCTTCATCTTTGTTGATATGCGCAAGTTCAGTGTCACCATCAACACCTTTACCTGCTATATCTTTATATAAAACATTTAGTAACCAAATTTTTATTTTATTAGGTATTATTTTAAGCAAAAAATTCATAAGTATATCCTGATAATTTCATTGTCATTTTTTGTTTTTTCATAACTTTCATCCATCCTTTTCTACCAAAACACTCAACTGTGTCTAACCCTAAACTTCTTGCATATTCTTTCATAAAATCCTCAAGTTGTTTTAAATATTTACAAACTTTAGTGCCTCCTACAAATAAAAAACACAAAACCTCTTTTGCTGGATAATAAACTTTTTGTGTAACTACCACAGCTGTAATCTTTTTATCGTGGATTATAAGAAACATGGTCATTGTTCCTTGTTTTAAGAGATCGTATGTAGTTTCAAGAGTATGTCGACCATCAGTGTCTTCTAATAAACCCTTTAGCCACCCTTTTACTTTATCCCAAAAAACATCCACACACTCTACACTAACTTGTTTTATTTCCATCGTTTACAATGTCATAAATTCTTTTTAATTGATCCTGTTGATTATAAAAAAACTTTGCTCCTTTACTTCTCATATCTTTCATATCTTTTGGGTTTGCTCCTGACATGATTCCCGCGCCCAAAATTGCATCAGCTCTTGACACAAATTCACCATCAGCAAGTTGTGCTAACATAGTGTCCTCATCTTTGTCACCATTACCTGAGCCATCTTCTACATAGCCCATGGCTCTTACATAATTATTTGAGTCATTTTCATCATGATCCGATTTGCTTGGTAGATAATTTATACCACCCTCTGCAAAATTTTTAAAAGAAATCAAACCACCTTGATTTGCATAAATTGGATTTACAGGATTGTAAATATCCCCTCTATCTCTATCAGGATCTAAATCGTAATCGTAACGTCCCGCCATCCCTTCTATTGCAGCATCTTGTCTGGCTTTAGCTGCCTTGTAATCAGACTCTGGATATGCCTGTCCAGCTTGTTGTACTGTCATGGGATCTTCTGCCATAGCTGAACCAAGTAGATTTGCTGCTGCTACACCTCCTGCTAAAGACAAACCTGGATTTTCTTTAATAAAATTACCAGCTTGACTTGCTAATGTTGGAGCTGCGGCTACGTCCGCTACTGCTGGAGCTCCGGCTGCTAAATCTGTCGCTACAGAAGTTCCTGTACCAAAAGCAGCCTCTAGCTGACCTCCTGGTATAAAATTAGCTGCTGCCGGAGTTGATGTAACTATGGGTGTTCCTCCAGCCAATCCACTTGTAGTAGCGGCTGTTGAGGCTAATTCTGGAGTAGAAGAACCAACTGCAGCTTTAAATGCTGCATCCATACCAGTGCCTTGTGCGGTCAACCCACCACCTGCTGCGGCTTTACTTCCTGATAAACCTGCTTTACCAAAAATTGATGAATAAGTTTGAGGTGCCATTGATTGAAATGCAGCTAAGCCACCAAAGGTTCCTAGACCCGCTAATAAAGATGTTTTTGTTGATGCACCGGCAAGTTTTGCTATCCCGAAAGCAGCGGTTCCCAATAACAGTGGTACCATTAAACTCATATATAACTCCTAAGTAATTACTAGCATTTATTTTACTCTGATTGTGCGGGTTTTTCAACCACCTGCTTAGTCATCTCATCATACAAACGTCCTGTATACTGAAACTCACCTACGTGAGTTATATAATCCAGTATGTAACAATACAATTTACCACCTATATTTTTCCATAAACGACAGAAAGCAAAGTCTTCTCCGTAATATCTTTTATTTTCTGGATCATAATAAGTATCAAAAAAAGCATAGAAATGTGGTCTATCTTTAAACTCACCATCTATTACAGTTTTTTGCACAATATCCATATTTGGGTAAGCTTTTATTAATTTATCAAAAACTTGTCTTTGTATTAACATACAACCGGTCGGTGCATGTGTAACTTCAATTACACCTTCTTTACATTTTACGTCATGTTCTTCATCTTCTAAAAGTATTGGATATTGATTTATATGAAACTGACAATGTTTAGGTTCTTTAATTAGTCCGCCCTCAATTTTAGTAATTAAATTTTCCCACTTGGCTGTTTTAATAGGGTAGGGTTGTGAAATTATTTCTTTGTCCTTATTTATCATTTTAAATATGCTGTCAACATCGAAAGCAATATCAGAGTCAACAAATAAAAGATGTGTATAATCTGTTTGTAAGAAAGCACTGACACATAAATTACGTCCTTGTGTAACTAGCGAAGATTTCATTAATTGAAATGTTACAAGTATATCTCTTTTCATACATTCTTTTTGTAGCTCAAGCATTGTTTGTGTAAAATGTATGGATACTTCACTGTGAACAGGTGTAGCTACAAAAAGTTTAGTTTTATAATTATCTCTATTTTTAGGTTTTTTTATCCAAATCGGTTTATTGTTTTGCATTTAAAACACCTGTAAGAAAATTAGTCCATTCATGTGCCTTCTTTTCCCAACAATAAAATCTTTTTACAAAGGCTTGTTGTAAAGACAAATGTTTTCTTATCATAGGTTCGTGGAGCGTGTCTCGTGCTACTTTAATAGCTTCTGCAAATTGAAAAGCAAGATTGTTAAAATTTGTTTCATAGTTGATATATATAGGAAACTCTGACCCTGTTTCGTAAATAGCACCGTAATTAGTCACGACACAGTATAAGCCAGCAGCCATAGACTCTAACAAAGAAATACAGGACGTTTCTTCCCATATACTTGGATACACATACAGGTGATAATTTGGTAATTTACTCAATATAAAATCATTTGGTCTATAACCAATATAATTTACATTCGGCAACTTTCTAGCTTGATCATACAACTCTTGATAATTATGGTCATTATCTTTTTTAAACTCATCTCCATATATTTCACAACTACTATATACATCAAGCTCAATGTTTTCACCTTCAAGATACTGCATAGCACCCAATAATACATTTAAACCTCTCCAGGGCGTGTTATGATGTATAATTCTTAAACGATCTCCTTCGTTAAAATTATTTGTTTTTGGAAAACTTGTCACACCATTTTTGATTACATGACACCTGTCAGTTGGTAGATTAAAACTTTTTCTAAACTGTTCGTAATTCCAATGTGAATTAAATACATACCAATCGTACTTTGTGTGGTTTTCTTTATTTTTAAACCAAGGCTCAATATTAGGTTGGTTTGGGGCATTTTTTTGCCATAAGATATTTACTTTATCTTTAGATAGCGGTGTTTTTTCAGGAACAGATAAACAGATTTGAACACCTTCTAACAACTCTTTTTTAACATGTTTATGTAAAAAGTTGTGTTGAAGTTCAGTTCCTCCCAACGGATTCAATCTGTTCCTCCTTCAATATCCAACTGCGGAACGATAATTGTAACGTCCCTTTGAATGTCTTCTTCAGTTGTTGCAGACAGTTTGTCCTCGACATCGAATTTGGCTTCTTTTTCTGATGCATATTCTTTACCAGTTCTTTTGTTTGTGATCTTAGTTTTTGATTCACAATGTATTACTTTTGTCATAACTAAAAAATCAAATAAAGAACTAAATTTACTATTATATATGTTGTCATGTATTTAAATTTACATAATTAAAAAATTAAATCAACCATTTTCTTGAGAGCGATCAATAAGAGCGTAAGATATTATACCTTGTATTTCATTAGCTGTGCTTGCTGTCATCTTTAGTATATCACCTTCCTCTAATACTAACGTTTGAGATATGACTTGTCGTGTTGTATTAGCGGCTATGGCAGCATTATCAATTCTAAATGTTCCTGATGCACTTGTGTCGGTTACCTGTGTTGCTAAATTTACTACACCGCTAGCACCATTATGAACTTGTATTTGTTTTACTAAACAACGTCCACTTGTCGGTGATGTTAAGACACTCACCGTGTCAGTTGTTGTTAGCGAAAACCCTTGATTTTTATATCGTATTGTCATTAGCTCATAAAAAAGTTAAATGCATCTTGTTCTTTTTTTAATTCATTTTGATATGAAAAATTTAGTTGATTGACTAACGTTTCAATACTGTAAGACATTTGTCTTTGATTTTCCATAACATATTCTTCATTAAGTTGTGGTATAAGTAAATTTATTTTAGCCAATTTTCCTCGCTTTTTTTAAAGATTCTTTTGCTTTTTTAGCAATACTAACAACCTGATTTTTTCCCATTACTTTAGCACGTTGTTCCATTACTGTCAGTATTTGTATTTTTCTTGCATACGGTTTATTTATTTTTTTTACTTTAGCTACTGTTTTTCTTGCATCAGTTGGTGTAGCAAATTTAATACTAACAGTGTCTTTAGGGTTTTCATCGGTATAAAGTCTTCTGCCACTTTTTTTTGGTTTTTTACCAGTGCCTACTTTAGGGTCTCTTTTTGTCATTGTTTATCTCCTTCCATCTGGCTGGACATCAGCACGGAAAGAACCAAAACGCCAGCTTTCGTTTATACTTTCATTCTCTATTTTCAAAGCTGCAAAACGTCCTCGTGCTCTTGTGTCAATTTTATTTGTAGATGATGTTATTGTAAAAGGTCCTAAACTTGATGATGTCTCTGTTTCTGCTGGAAAGTCTTTTAATAACAATGATATTTTTGCGTTACCATCTATCTTAGCAAAGTCTGGTATAAAACGTCTTATCTTAATAAAAAACTCACCTTGTGTTCCCTCAAAGTCTAAACTAAAATCACCCGACTCAATAAAGGCGGGTATAGCTGTTCTGCCACCAGCACTATCTACTTGATCAGTTCCTGTTTCATGTTCATAAAAAGTGGTTGCACCTGCAGTATTTGTAATACCATTAATAGAAAAGTTAGGAACAGCTGTTGAATTAAATTCAGTTGCATAAGGATTATCAAAAGTAATTTTATCTACATAAGTTGTTCTTGCAAGTGAGCTAGTTGTCCAAACACCCTCTCTGTAATTTAGAGTTACACATCTATCAATTACATCAGACCCAAATTTTGGATAGAACCAATTTATCTCTGTGAATAAAGAATTATATCCTGCAAAGATAATTTCATTTTGTTGAAAATTAAAACCTAAATCATCGCTGGATTGTGTGGTAAACACAAAATCTTCAACAGAACATGGTATTTTTTTTACACCACCTCCGTCATATACAAAGAAACCCCCAGTTCGTCCCATCCAGTACACTACACCATCTACATGCACTATTGAATGTTGTGACATGGCTCCACAGTTTGTACCGACCTGTCTAATAGAAAATGTAAAAGGAGGACCCACAAATTGCATAATATAAGCTGAAGTATCTGTTACAATAAAAGTAACATCTTTAGCTCGTACAGCTCCTACAATTTTTGATCCAGAGTCTAACTGAAAAGTTCCTGCTGTGTTTGTAGAGGTAGCAGCATATGTTGTTCTGTCCTCTTGATCTGAAAAACGTATGAACATTTTGTCTTGTGATGCAACTGTGCCTATAGTGGTTTCAGTGCCTAAATGAATTAAATGTCTGTCTGTATCTGATACAATAGTTTGCACTGAGGCTGTCGGATTTGAAGTTACAAAAGTTGCTCTTGTAGTCAAAGCGTTTGAAGCTGAAGGATTCCATTCAAATGTTCTTCCGTTACGAACTGTGGCTATAAGAATTTCACCATAATTGTCTAATGACCAATTTCCCGGTTCAAGCACAGTGTCATCCGTGCTACTTGCCTCGCCCCAATTTTGGCTTCCACTCCAAGTCCCAGTACCCCAACCAAAACCTTGTGTCTGAATTAAAGGACCAATTTCTTCATAAGGAGTCACCGTAGCTGAGCCAGCTGCTGTAATACCAGATCCAGATTCATTAGCTGACATAGTAATTGTAAAAGTATTCGCACTTGGAACAGAGATAACTTCAAAAGGATTTGTTGTGAAATCAGCAGTTGCAAACCCAGTCCCAGATCCCGGTAAAGTAACACTTGAAAAAACAACATACTCTCCAACTTTTAACTCATGCCCAGTTTTATTTATTGTTACTGTAGCCGAGCCATTTGTTGTTGTAATTGTACAAGATGTTAAGGCTGTTCCGAGCGGTGAAATATCATAGAAGGCTCCCTCATAATATAAGAACAAACCTTTAGTAGTTCCTATTGCAATATATTTGTTGCCGTCTAAGGCAACCCAGTTGTGTATACCTCTTGCTACACCCGGTAAGGTGTTTACTATGGGTTGTGTCCACCCACCAATTTTTTCTGGTTCTCCATAACGAAATCTAACAAAATCACCATCTGTCCACTGATATTCAGCAGTGGTTTTTGTCATTTGTTTATTAAACCCTGGTTTGAATGGAATCTTTATTAAAGGCATTTTACCTCGCAGTCACAAAGCTAGTCCCATCGCCATTGAAGGGGTTTTTAGCGAAGGCCATGTACGCATAAACGCCAGTACTTCTGTTAATTTGAGTATTAGTAGTTCTAGGTTTAAAACCATTTGATAATACGTCTAAATCTATTGATGAACCATTATCACCTTGCGTTAAATCAGCAAACAAAGAATTATTAGTTGGATTTGAAATAAACCTTGCACCATCCCAAATTGGCCAGTTTTGATTATTTCCTATTTCTTTGAACATTATCCACGCTGGCAAAAATCCTGTATAAATAAACGGACCATTTGCATGTCCGTTTCCATTGTATTTTCCAAATTTACTAAAGCCATCAACGCCATGCCAGCAGTACGCAATCATGCTATCGCCAGACCCATTAACAGAATTTGCATTAGTACCCCCACTTGCGACTTCAAATTTAGTTGCATCAATTTCACTATAATCAAATTTACCAGTTACGAAACTACCTGGTTTAATGGTATCATTTAATTTTGCATTTTGATCAGCGGTAAATTTATGATGATAAACCCACCAATCCGTTGTATCAGACATATTTTTAATTAATATCCATTCTGGTGCTGCAGAAAGTCCGTGCCCTATACCTGCCGTTGAAGCATTATTACCAGTCCATTGTACGATTGAGAAGCCTGCTGTCGTGTTTTTCTGTACGGTTGAGGCTATGTCAATATCTCCTGTAGCACTTATAGATTCTGTTGTCCCCGCATTTGCTACCCAATTCCAAGCTACCATAGAATCATCGGCAGTATTTAAAACATTAATATCACCAGTTGCATAACCACCTTTTAAAAATTTAGTTAAATGATTTGAATCAAATGCTTCCGTATTTGTTCCACTAGAAATCAATCTTTTACCTACTCCTCTACTACTATCTACAAGTTGACTTGGTAAGGTAGCACCAGTGTTATCTCGTGATTTAGCCCACACTAATCCACTTACACCTCTAGATGTTTCTGGTAAGTTGTCTTGTTGTATAGCAGAAAATCCATCTGGCGGGGTTGCTGCAAAAGTTCTTTGTCCAAAATTATATTCTCCAACACTATTAGAATCAGACCTAACCGCACAAGGATAGAATTTATTTATTCCATTTGCTCTGTGACAACCACCAACATCACCTACACCAGTAGCTGGATTTCCACTGTTAAACCAACCTGTCGTACCTCCAGAGCCTGAAACAGCTTTTCCGACGAACCCTTTTCCATTATCTAAATCCATAGCAAACATTAAAACATCATTTGCTTCAACTGTTGTATAATTTACTTCTTTAGTGTATTCGTGGTCAACAAACCAAGACCCAGCAGAATATTGTCCAGAAGCACCAGTTGATAAGGCACCAGAAAAATTACCACTACCTTGTGTACCAGTAGTACTAGCTTGAGAGCCTCCCGCACTTCCGTCATCTTTCCAACCCCATAATCCAGCACCAACAGTTGTGATTTTTACCTCCCAATACCATTTGCCAGTATTTACCCCAAAACTCGGTTGTGCTACTGCTTGTGCAAATCCACCTGATGTTCCTGTACTGACTGTTAAATTACCCTCACTCAAAGATGCACCAGAAGTAACATCAGCAAATGTGTTGTGATTTTGAGTGGGACTATCTGTGGTCTGGTCTGTGGTGGCTAAATTAGTTACACTAAAATCGTTAGTTGTGGATCTATCACTCGTTTGATAGTCATAACCTAAATTTGCAGCAGCACTATTGTTTTGAAAAGTTAAACGAAAACCATTCGTACCATAAGTGATACCACTTAGTGTCTTGGGGACCCAGCGTCCGGTTGAGGTGTCGGTGACGCCAAAGGTTTCTGGTCCATAGTTTGTGCCATCAATCCAATTTACTTCTGCTAAATATCCGTCAAAATATTCTGAGTTATTATATTGATATTTACCTATAGCGTGTACTACGTTTGCGTTAAAGTTTCCATTAGTATCAGTTATTGATCCAGTTGTTCCAAAAGTTTGCAAATCACCATCTACATAAATTTGTAATCTATCGCCTGCTGTTCCATTGGATGCTTCATATCGTATTAAAAAATGATAGAATTTACTTGTATCTTCAAAAGTTCTATTAGTTATATATTCACCACCATTTGAAGGGTCATAAAAATTAAATTGGTCAGATGAATTAAAACCCATAGTTGCAGCAGTGGAACCTCCCCCAGTTCTTCTTGATATTATTCTTTGACTCGCACCTAGTGTGCATCTTTTCACCCAAAAACTAAATGTCCATATTTTTTGATTACCAGAACCAAAAGTTCTATCTAAGTAAGCACTATCCCCATCATTAAATATAACACTATTAGCAATTGTACCATTATCAGTAAAAGGTACGAACTTACCGACCCTTTGCCCAGTACCATTCCCTTCGTAAATAATTGGAAAGAAATATTCTTCGCCATTTGGTATCGTTGGTTCTGCCATATTAACTCCCTATTAAATCCTTTACATTTTCAAAATATGTAAAACCTGTTGGTGTTGTTCCAGATAATTCTGATGATTTTTTTAAATTAATAAATTGACTTGTTTGTTTTGAACAAACAGAAAATAAAACATTATCTCTTGGCATTTGTGTTGTGGTAGCTGTTAAAGTTGGATTAGTACCATTTGCAGGGTCTCCATCTGTGCCACCATCGGCTGCTATAAATTTCATAGTCGTATCACTAGCATCATATATACCTAAAAATATATTACCTGTATTCATATCAACTACAACCCAAAATTCATCACTTGTTGAAAGTGGTACAGCTGGACTTGGACTAATATAACTATTGTTAATTCTATCATTTACTTCTGCATTTGAACTACTAGGTTGTATTCTTACTATATCTAAATCTTCATTTGACCCTGCCGCATCACCAAAGTCATCATCATCAGCAAATGATAATCCTATTTGCCAACCTGCTGTAGTGCTTACTTGGTCAACTGTATATGCAACTGCCCATTTACCAGTGCTCGGTACATTAGCTGTTAAACCAATAAGTGTTCTCGTCCCTGGACCAACATATCTTAAATTACCCTCAGATAATGTTCCTCCACTTCTTTGATTATTTAAAAAATTAAATGTAATCTGATTATTGGTAGGTGTATCAGCTCTTTGGTCATTTGCTTCCATCCCACTTGTAGTGTAATTATTACTACCCGCTTCATCATCTCCTAATTTCACAGGAGTTCCACTTGCATCACTTCCATTGATGTAAAAACCATTAGTACCAAATGTCAAACCACTTACATTTTTGGGAATCCATAAACCAGAACTATTAAATTCACCAAAACTAGAAGGGTATAGTGCTTGTCCATCAACTAATACAATTTCTGCAAGGTAACCATCAAGATGTTGAGTGTCACTAAATAATCTACCAATATTATGAGCTTCAGTGTTATTTATATCTGTATCAAAGTCTTTAGTAGGGTAATCGGTTATAGACAAATCAGTTATTCTTCGTCCGTTTACAAAAATTCGTAATCTTTCTTCGTCAACAGGATGCGTTGTATCAGCAACAAGCTGGATATTGTACCAAGCAGCGGTATCTCTAATTTTCATACTTGTTTTTACTTGATCTGTTACTGACCCTGAATCTGCGTGAACATATGAAATAACATCATCACTGTTAATTTGAAATCTACTGTTATTACTATCATCAGCACCAGCATTGAATAGCTGCATTGTTGAAGTTATATTACCTCTTTTAAGCCAACAACTAAATGTCCAAGTTCTTCTATTTCCAGCACTAGATGGAGTTCGTGCCATATATGCATCATCAGCAGAGTTAAACCTAATTGATTGGCTCACTGAGTGAACAGTATCTGCTGCGCTGTTGGCTCCTAAAATGAATGGCATTTAGAAATCCTCCAGCTTTGGAAACTCCCCTAAAGGTCTTGTCATATCTGGACTTTCTTCTGTTCCAGTATTTGTATATTCATAAAGAGTTTTTAGAGCATCAACATCACTTGCATTATCAATTTGTGTTTGCATTGCATTACATTTCGTTCTAACTGCTGCTCTAAATTTTGCTATATTTGTTGGTAGAGTGTAATCAGACACTTCGCTGGCTTTAATAACATACCAATCGGTATTATTTAAAATACTTTGAGCTTCATCATTTATTTGTTTTTTCTTTACTGTTTTAAGACCCTCATTAATAATTTTATTACCATCTGCATCTAAAATATTTTTTCCATCCTCATCTTTGACCTCTACATCAACCAAACTGTGTGCAGTAGCTTTGCCCCAAGTCATTTTTACAACTTTATTTTTGTCATCCACAGTATAAGTATGGGTAGTATTTCTATGGTATTCTGTATTTTTGTAATTTGTTCTGTCTTGTTGAACAGGGTATACACCTATTTCTGCTAACTCTGATTTACTCCATTTTGAGAAAACACCACTTGAATATTGATAATCACCAATTTTAAAAGCTTGTGCTCCGTTAAAAATTTTTATAACCTGTCCATTTTTTACTTGTGCCCACATAATATTTCCTAACTAAGTGTTAAATTTAAATTTCTTCCTACTTCAAGAAACTTTGAACCATTATAATAGAATACAAAAAGATCACCTTTTGCAGCAGTGGTGGTTAATGTTGGAGCAGTGTCTCCAGTAAATTCAAATACTGCATTAAATGTTGGTTCACGAGTTCCTGTTCCATCCTGAATTATTAAGAGTGATACAAACTGTCCTGTTGAACCATTTGTAGGTGCAGCAAAAGTTCTATTTCCACCTAAAGTTACCTTTGCAACTGGTGCTGCTTGCACATCCCAATTTATTGTTGCACCATCTGTTAATGTGGCTTCTGGAAAATAAGCCGCATCGTTAAATTTAAACTTACCATTACCTTTAGCGGTAAAAGCTAAACCTACATTCGTATCACCACCACTTACTGCAAGTCCTACATCATTTCCCGTAGCTGCGTTTGTAATTTCTAATTCATTTACAGCACTAGCTGTTTCTTGAAATATTATTTGTTCGTTTCCGTTTGAATCTGCAATAAAACCAGCATCTGCAAATTTAGGCTTAGTTAAAGTTACAGCACTAACACCACCACCAACAATTGTTCCTGAATTTGTTATTGTGCCTGAAAAGGTTTTGTTAGATAAAGTATCTGTTGATGCCGTTGTAACAATTCCTGTATCAACAATATTAGTTCCATCCGAATATAAAACTCGTTTTGTTTTATCGGCTGCTGCAAAAGTGTAGCCAGTGCCACTTACAGTTTTGAATTGAACTGTGTGTGCACCCGAAGTCTCGTTTGATATTATGTAAACTTTTTCTATACTGTTCGGAATAGTTACAATTTGATTACCTGTTATTGTTCCTGATAATTTTATAACTGCGTTTCGAGCATTGGATATTGTCGCATCCGACATTAATAAAGCTGTTGTTTGTGCACCACCTGCAATCGAAACATCTTGATAGCCAGCAATAGCTTGTTCAAATAATTCAAAATTGTTATTTGTTTTTGTACCCCAAGTTCCTGAATTAGTACCTGTGACCTGAAGCTCAATTCCTAAACTGTTTGTGTATGAAACCATAATTATCCTTTTAATGTATTATAAGCGACTTACGCAGCTTTATCAACCTCTGTCCAAGTTGAAGTCGAGCCTCTGTTAACTTCTGCCCAACCTGTTACAGCGACACTTCCTAAACCACTTGTTAAATTAAAACCTGTTACTAATATTGGAGAACTTATTACATCATCTGCATCTCCTAATGTAATACTTAAACTTAATCCAGTTAACGCTACTTCTTGTCCAGGTGTAGCCGAAAAAGATCCAAAAGATAAAGTGCTACTTAGTCCAGTAAGTGTAACTAGAGCGTCACCTGTAATTGAAGGAGTGCCTATAGAAGAAGTTAAAAGAAGGCTTACGGCTTCTCCTACACTAGCTAATTCAGCGTTACCAACAGCAGATGTAAGTGTAAGACCACTTAACGTTACGTCAGTATCGGCGTTTTCTCCCCAGTTACCTTGTCCCCAAGTATACGAACCCCAAGTGCTAGACATTCTAACCTAGCTAATTCTTATAATTGCAGCTGATGTGGTAAATGCAGGAAACTGAATGGTAAACGTTCCAGAAGTTGCAGTTTTTTCAGAACCAAAATCTAAAACAGCTACAGCAGGATCTCCTGATGCAGTATCATTATATATCAAAGCTCCTTTTGCAGTCAAAGTTACACCAGTGTAAGATCTATCAGCAAAATCAACTATTGCAGTATTAGTAGCAACTGATGTTCCACCATTAACTAAAGCTTTACCACTAGCAACGTATTGACCAGAAGCCGATACCTCACCATCTGTTGTGTAACTGGTAGTTGATTTACCAAGAACAGCAGAGGCGGTGTACAAAGCTAATTTAAAACTGTTTCCTCCAGTTTGTTTGAAGTTATGTGTTCCTTCAAGCAACTCTTTCTTAAACGAATTTGTTAATACACTTGTTGTTATAGCCATATTATTACTCCATAAAATTAAGGTGAAGGTGACGGTATGGGCAATCTTGGAACGCCTTCTTCATACTGTCCTCTTCTACGTTGTCCCATTTGCTGTAATGCAAATGCTTGAACATCTTCATTATACTTATCTAAGTACACTTTGTATAGCTCTGCTGGTCCTTTTAAATACCTGAAACATTCACTCAAAACACCATTGAGTAACATAGCTTCTTGGTAAGTCGATAGATAAGTATTGTTAGATGAATCAAAATGTGGTGGGTCTATTATATAATTAATCTGAACTGTGTATTCGGCATTAGGTACAGGCGCCATTACAATTGTTAAATCATCCCAATTCGCGTAATATTTAGGAACTCCTGTTGCATCTGATGAATTATATTCTGATATAAAACTCGTATCTCTTTTTTCTAAAAAAGTCCGTACTCCAGAATTTGTTACTTGTACAGACCTTAAATAAATTAAATCTGAAGGCATTGTAAGATATCTTTGTGAAGTAATCGTATTGGAAGTTGAGTATTTTCTTAAATCGTCATAATCAACTTTACCTGCAATATCAACCTCGACATGTCTTATAAATTCATCTAAAAGATTATCTGTTAAAACATTTGAATCCACTTCTGTATAATTACGTACTTGTGTTAAAAAATTTGAATTAGTTATTGCCATAATTTACCCTGAAATATTTATTGTACCACCCATACCTGAATGATTAGAACAGTAGTAGTATAAAGTATCTGGTGCATCACCTGCCACAGTTATTTGCGTATAAGCACCTGACGTACCTGGCACTCCACTTGTAGTCACCCCTGTTGTGTATGGTGAACCTCCGGCATGCGTCCCGTTACTTGTGGTTGAAAGCCTTAGTGGGTGGTTGTCATTTGTGCTAGCCGACTGATCAAATTTATAAGTTTGACCTCTAGTGAAAGATAAGGTTTTCTGCTGAACACCATCTATAAAATAATAATTACTGCCACTTACATTCGCAACGGTTGTGGTCAGTGTCGTTAAAGTATCTGTGCTTACAATACTAACAGTTCCTAATGACATTGTTGCACTATAGCTTGTAAGTTCTGTGCCTAAAATACCTTGACCATCAGTGGGTCTCATACCAGGATTTGTGAGCAAACCATTTGTAATATATAAAAGAAAATCACCTGTATTATCAGGTGTTCTTGGTCTTGCATTTGCTAATGCTATTGCATCAGCTTTAATATGTTTTCTTCTTATCTGAGGATGTTTTGCCTCAAATTCAGATTTATGAACAAAAGAACCATTCCATTCTTTAACCATCTCATTGTATGGAAAAGCCATGCCAGAGCGGTCTGAAATTGCTTGAGCATATTTACCTCTAGCGTATCCCATTATTTAATTCCTCCAAATTTAAAACCTCGAACAGCTTTGCCTTTTCCTTTTATTTCACCACCTTTATTCATCTGCATTGTGGGGTTAGTAGTTGAAGGTATAGGTTGATTGAAAGGAGTCCCTGTGACTATGGGTTGTTTACCAAACCCTCCCCCTCTCGAAGGTATGGGTTGAGCGAAAGGGGTTGTTGGTGTAGGCATAGGAACGCCAAACATACCAAATTTTGAAGTAGGTGTTCCAGTCATTCCAAGTTTTTCATAAATATTTGAACCTGTCATTTGAGACTTACTAGGTGTGCTGTAAAGATTTCTATATTTGTGTCGTGTTTGAAGTCTACCTAATTCTGCAAAAGCCTTGTCATATTCAGGGTCTCCTGCTTTAGCTTGTCTTTCAAATTTTTCTGTAATTTTTTTACTACCTACTCTTCTATATGTCGGGTTTGTATTTGCTTGATAAAAATTTGCACCTTTCATTGGAGCTTGATAAAACTGTGCACCATAATTTCCTTGTGTTAATCTAGCATCTTTAGGTAATTCAGTGACCATTTTAGTTTGGGCTGGTCTTCCACCAGCTAATCCATATCCAGGAGGAAGAGTTGTCATTTCATATTGAGGAACTGTTCTGGTTCTAGTCTCTGTGAATTTCAAGTCATCTAAAAATTTTTGTTTTTCATCAATTTCTTTTTGAAGATTTCTATAATACCCTGTTGTTGGACCAAATGGTTCGTCAGCACTTTTAGTGGTTGTGGTTGCCTGTGGTTTATAATATCTATACGTTGGTACAAAGGTTTTTGATTCAAGAGATTTATCTAAAGCTTTGAATTGATCTTCAGTTGGTTTAGCGTATTCTTTTTCAATACTTGCATAATAATCTTTTCTCATTTCTTCTGGCATGTTTAGTGACGCAGCATATTGAATCTGACCTCTTTTATCAAATATTTTTTGTTTGTCTTCATCTAACCTAGACCTATAATTTGATATTGTTTTGTATAAATCAGGTCTTGTTTGTTCAAGTGCAGTCATGAAACCGCCACCTTGTTTTCTATGTAATCTCATACCTTTCATTTAAAACCCCTGTGGATAATATGTTTGTGGAGTAATATACACTGATGTTCTTTGTCCATCTTCATTCAATGCTCTGGAAAGTTCATCTTCGTATATCAATTTGTTTTGTTGTGTAAGCTGTGGATTTACTTTCATACTTATATAATACGCTAAACCTGCTACCATGCAAGGTATGAACCTAAAAACAACATCAGCTGTATTTGTGTAAGCTCCAGAATCTTCTATTCGTTTAAGATAATAATATTTTAAATATGTGTATGTTGAAGCATCTGGTGTTTGATAAAGTGTTATAGTTGGGGTGGTTTGTCTATCAACATAATACTGACTAGGCTGCCCTTTAGAACCTTTGTTTGGTAGAGCAGCATATTCACTTCTGCTAATCTTTGTTAGAGAAACATCGTTGGTAGTGGTAGATTGACCCGTAGTTGTGCTTACATACGCTTCTAGAATGTCGTTCGCATTTGTCGGTGCTGTGTATGTCGCTGTCCCGTTTGTCAGTAACTGCTCTTGAAGGGCGACCTTCCATAAATGAACACCTCGGTTTCCCCATTCGCTGAAAAGAATATTTAAACTTCGCCTTGCCGATTTTAAATCATACCCACTATTAGTGCGTCCTCCGCATCTTTCGTACGCCTCTTGAATGATATCATCAATATTGAGATCAAATGAAGTTGTTCCTGAAGTTGCCATTATACATCTCTAGTAAATTGGTGTTTTCTTTTTAAAACCACCTTTTGCCATTTTAACACCTAGTGGCCCACCTTTTTTTCTTCTGTAAGGTTCAGCTATATCATCTAAAACAGATGGGTAGGCTTTTTGTGAACCTAAAGAACCAAGTAACCCACTAAAAAAATCAGAAAATTGTTTTCTATTTTCACGTTGTCTTGTTCTTATACGCCCACTTTGTTCTTTCATCTCTCTTCTTGTTCTCGCTCTTGGAGTTTCCTCAGTTGTTCTTTTCATAATAGAGCTAGTAGCGCCAGGTACTGTTGTAATTGCAGGAAAAGTAGGAGCCCCGTTTTGTTTGCGTATTGTCTTTTTGGGTTTTGGAGTTTCGCTTTGTTCATAAGATCTTAGCGCGTCTGCATCTGAATATCTAGGGTTTGTTATGGCAGGAACTGGTAAGCCCGTTGTTTTTTTTGCTTTAGATTTAATTTTTTTTGATGTATACCTTATTGGTGGTTTTTCACCTTTAAAAGTATCATCAGCAACTTTTTTATTTTTTTCCTTTATTTCTTTTATTTTTTTTGTTGATTTAGGTTTGTCACCCATTCCAGCTATGCTCTTATAATCAATGAAAGGTACAAGAACATTACCACCATTTCTAAACATCTTCCCTTTTTTTGCTTTTTTAGATTTCATTTTTGCGCCAGCAATTTTATCAGCATGTGTAGGGTTTGGGTTGTTATCAATGCCTGCTTTTACAGACAACATACCAAAAGAACTTTTTTTATCTGTTTTTTTCATAGTCATAGTATATCGTTATAATAGGTTTGAATCAACATGCCCTTACTTGCAAAGGTTTTTACATTAGTAGGTTTCCCACCCACACCTTGTGCTTTTGCTCTTTTTCTTTTTACCGCGCTCCTTCTTTGTGATTCTGACATTCTTCTAGCTTTAGCTAAAGGAACACATTTTGGGTATTTTCTTTTTTTGTCTTCTTTTAATTTACTTCTTCCACACTTAGCGTAAGACCCATCCTTTTTCTTTGAGCCAATATCAACCCATTTTTCGGAAAACCACTTTTTTAGACCGCCCATTACAACAAATCTTTGTAATATGCCGTAGCTGAGGAATTTGTTAGATTATCGTCATCAACATCAACAGATATAGGTGAACCCATAACATCGTGCATACCAACTTTGTTGAAACCACCATCTGCAAAATTAGCAGTCTTTTGTTGATATTTTTTACTCTTTCTCATAAAGGTAGCTGTTTTCGGTTTGTTTTTTCTTTTTGCTTTTGCAATATCTTCAGAGATTGAGTCTGCAAATTCTTTACCTTTGACTGCAACAATACTTGAGCCCACATATGTTGGTCCAACTGCTGCTCCCAACTTGTCATCCAGTTCAGGTTTTTTTTGGTTGCGTGCTTTTCCAACAATTGTACTCATTTTATTTTTTCTTGTTTGTTTTGCCGGATCAGATTCGTAACCTTCTTTTTTCAGTTGTTTAAAAAAACTCTTTTCTGCCCTTTTCTCTGCTATTTTTTTTATTGCTTTTTTACCTAGTCCTAAGGCTCCTCTAACCACAGGTCCAATAAAGGTGCCAAGAGCTGCTGGCTTTGGTCCTTTAAAATCTTTTCGTTTTACACCACTGGGGTCTTTTATTTTACCGGCACAAATCTTTGATGCATAAGCATTTGCATAGGCACTTGGATAGACCTTAAATTTTCTTTTTGCTGCTGCTTTCCCTCTCGGGCATAATTTTGTCATAACTTATACTACCCTTTTTTTAGAATTATTTCTACCCCTCACTATTTTTCTCTTTTTGCCAGGAGGTGTTTCTATTTGTTTTTTCATTTGTGATCTTGTTATTGCCATGGTATATACCTCGTCTTTCCTTTCGCATCTTTATATGCTTTTAAAAATTGTTTACGACACTCATCAGTGTATGATACATGCACCCATCCACTTTGTGGGTCTGAAGGTTTATAAAACTCAAGTATTAACTGATCATACTTAATATTCGCATGAATCCAACTAGCGAGTGTTTTGTTATCTAAACCAAATATTTCTATGTCCGCAGCCTCACCTTTACAATGTTGAGATTTGCCTGAAGAGCCAATAGCTTCACTCAAACGAGCTGATCTAAAACCAGAAGAAATTATTACTGGCTTTTCGAATTTATTACGTATGGGTTGAAGAACATTCTCGCATAGTTTAGTTAATGCCAAAACCTGATTTTGATTTGGTTTGTTTTCAAACCCCAGACGTGTTGCTGTCTGTGACTTCGTTAACTCTGCTAGTGAAAAATTTTCTGTAAGTTGCATGACATTTATTTATGAAAAGTGACATAACCGTCCATAATCCCCATATTGCTAAAAATAATATAAATCCTGAAAATAATATAGAAGTTACTAAAAAATCCAACAAAGGCTCAAAAGCACGCATAATACAACTACTATATAGTCTTTGTTATCAATATACAAGTTTTTAATTAATTCTATTTTTTCTTTTACTTTATCTAACATTTCCATCTCCTTCTCGCCTGACAAATTCTTTTGTTTGGCGTTTTTTGACAATTAATATTATGCATTTTCATCTGCCCCTTACTTCTAGAACAGTATGACTTTCTACGTTTAGCTGCTTTGCTACCTTTTTTGACTTTACCAGTAACAGCAGTTTTTAACTTAGAGCCGGGGTTTAAACGTCTATACGCTTTCACCCCAGCTTCAGTCATTCCCGCACCTGATTTTGTAGACCTATAGTTTTTTTTATTACGAGGAGGCATACCACCTTTCGCTAAACCAAAAAGGTCTAAATCATCATAGTAACTATTATCCATTGTCAGTATCAGCAGTTACTGGTGTTACAAACACAGTTACTGAAGTAACGTTGGAAATTGTTAAATGCATATCTGTTTTAAAAACAATACCATCAAGAGGGATATCAATTTGATATTGATCTGCTGCACTACTAGCTGGTGTTGTGATAACTAATTTTTGTGTACCACTTGCTCCTCCATCTTTAAACGTAAGAGTACCTGCTGAAGCATGACCAACATAATATATTGATAATAGTCTAGTTCTACCAGATTGAATCGTACCTGTTGATGTTAACGTTTTTGCACCTACATCAGAGTTCATAATTTACTCCTATCTGTCTGCTGCTGCAAACATATAATCTAAAGTAGTAGCTTTAGTTCCTGTAGCATCACCAGATATTGACATAGCTGCAATAGTTAAGTTTTCATCATCAGGAATGTTAGTTGTATGTGTTGCAACTAAACTTCTGTTAACAAAGAAGTCAACTTTACCCGTGCTTTGAACTCTAATACTTAGTGTTGCAAAAGTGTCGTCAGCAAAATCAATACCTGAATCAGTAGATGTTTCTGTACCATCTTTTTCTGTTTTGCAAAGAATAGAAGCATCGCCATCATCTACTTGGAAACAAATTCTGTCAGCTGCAGACAACATTGCCTCTGGGTTTGTCGCAAAATTAACTGTAAAACCTGCACAAAAATCCATTTGATCTGCATCAGATAGTTTTGCTTTAGTTTCAAACCATAGATCTTTACCTGATTGTACTGCAAAAATTTCATTTTTTTGAATTGAAGCACCATCATTATCAGTAGTTCCTGCTGAAGTAAGTGCTACTTCACCATTTACTGTATCTGCAACAATTGCTACAGAAGCTCCTGAGTCTTTTACAACTGTCCATCTATGACCTGTGTTTGAATCAAATCCGATTCTGTCAAAGTCGTCCATGTAAGCCACGTAGTCAGGGTTTCTGTCTATTGGTAAGTTTTCAAACCATTTTTTTGTCCCGTCTTTACCCGCAAACAAAATAGGTCCTGTAAAATGTACTGCCATTTTTTCTCCTAGTTAAAAAGATATAGTCCTCTAGGGTGTCTGCCAAGTCAGTCTATATCTAGTTTATATAATCTTGGTTTTTATATTATACAAAAAAAAAGGGGACTCGTAAGTCCCCTTCTTTAATTTATTTCACCACTGAAACTATGCAGCGCCAGGTGAACCAAAAATACCTCTTGGATCAGAGAAACCAAAAGAATATCTTTCTCTTGCTTTAAATCTGACGTTACCAGTATCAAAGTCACCTTCAATTGCAGTTTTGATTGGGCTTCTAACAAACTGTTTAAGTCCATTAGGAGCATCAGTCATGATGAAGAAAGCATCAGTATCTGTTAGATAATGATTAACTCTATAACCTTGTGGGATCATGCCCATAGAAGCCATAGCGTTGATGTCATTATCAGCAGTACCAACTCTCTGAGGTGATCTTAAAATTCTTTCAGCAGTAAACTGAAGTTCTTTTGGAATAATCAGTTTAACACCTTGCATTGCAATTTTAAGTCCTCTTTCATCAACGAAAGCAGCAATATCAATTAATGATTGCTCTAGTGATGTTTCAGATAAATCGGCAGCTGTTGATAGTTCGTTTGCGAACGTACCACCAGTAGCGATTGGATGAGCAGTCGAACATAGTTCAACACCATCACCACCAGCAAAGTTAGAGTTAAACGCATTGTTAAGTACGTTTGCAGCTTTAACTTGTTTGGTGTTGGACATTGAACGAGCAAGTGCTCTTGTGTATCTTGCAGCTAATCTGTCGTACAGATTATCTTCAATTGCTTCTTCAGTAATAGCAAATGCCATTGCGATTGTTTCATGAGTATATCTCGCAGTGAAAGATTCAGTTGCTTGGTCGAATGCGACGCCTGAACCCTCTTCTTTTACTGGAGCACTACCGAAACCGCTTAGCATTACTTCTTCTTCAAAAGCTCTATCCGATGCTTCTGCAACGAAAATTTCTGCATGTTCGTTTTCGTAACGATTATATTCTAAGCCAAAGAGAGCATTTAAACCAGGCTCTAGCTCTTTGACCAGTTGTGATCTTGAAATAGCCATATAATATCTCCCTTATACCCCTGTATCCCCAGCAGCAGCTGGTGGATTCAGAAAATGGTTTTGAATACGGACAACAATGTTTGCGTTAGCAGCAGTTGTGTCCTCATTGTTAACATCTTGGCATATATCTACAGCTTGAAGAGGTATAGCATTCGTTGAGTCTGCTGTACTTGTATCAAGTTGTACTTTAGATATACCGGTTACTGTGTTCCCTGTTACGTTAGTAGTTTTATAACCAATAAACAGACCTGCTCTTGTAAAAGCTTCATCTGAATCAATTAAAAATAACGTGTTAGGGTCATCAATTACATTAGCAACAATATCACTAGCGTTTATACTACCAGGATAATAGTTACCAAACGTTGGTTTGCTCGTAGTTGGGTCAGTGTAAAATACACCATTAAACACACCAATAGGTTTTACAGCTCCTGAGCTTGCAGTCACATCATAACGTTCAATGTTACCTGCAGCAGTTGGTACAACCAAGTCGCCTTGGAAGATAGCTGTTCCGTAGTTGGCTGCAATAGTATACCTATTCTGAGCACCGTTCCATGGAGCACCATTAAGAGATTTATAAGGTCTTAGACCAAATTTTTCACTTACATTTGCCATTTAGATTCTCCTTAAATAAGCATTAATATTACAGCGATGGCTTTTATCAAAAAATTATTCTGATTTACGACCACCACCAAAAGTTACACGAGATTGTCTGCTAATATTAACAGGCATCTCTGGTCGTTGCTCCCTTAGAATATCTTGATCAACAGATTTAACTTGATCAGCAGTAAGATTTTTAAAATACTGCTTGCGTTGCTCAACAATTTCTTCAGGTATCCTTGCCAACACAAGGCCACCAACCCCGATTAACCCCTGATATTGTCCTTTTTGTATCACTGGATAACTGTGATCCCCGAGTTTATTTTGTATTTCCTCTGATCTCACAAATTCCCAACCCTCTCTGAGTTTTTTAGATACATTACCTGTATCCTCTTGACCCATCAGTTCGGTTCTTATCCATCTGTGTACAAAACCCTGTGGTGCAGGGGGTGCATCCAGACTTGATGGTGGCGTCCAAGGTTTATTCCTTAATGGCTTATTATCTTGTGACGCGCGTGAGGTTTTTTTAATTTCATTCATAATACTTTTACTCCTTCACGTGTTTTGCGTATTCTTCTAGTGGCACTCCTAATTTTTTGGCAATAGCCACCTGTGATCGAGTGAGTTTCACAGACTTGCGTCCCTGCTGTTTACGCCCCGCAGAGGCAACAGTTTGGACGGGTTTTTGTTCAGTTGCAAACTTTTGAGGAAAGTAATCCCTAATTCGTTTGTTAACTTCATTGTAATAGTCATCGGACTCCGCGTCAAACCCCTCACTCACTAATTGTTGATGTATGGAGAATGCCGCATCTGTCATTACTTGATCATTACCAAACCATGTATTCTCCTCAGCCCACTCTTTTGCTTTTGGAGAAGGTGCTTGTTGCAGTTGTTGTGGTTGTGGCTGTTGCACTTGTTGTGGCTGTTCTTTTTCTTCTTTTTCGTATTGTTCTTTTTTTATTCTAGCTTTTTCTTTTTCAACCGATAGTTGAGTAAGCTGATCATTATATTCCATAATTTTATCAGCATCATTTTCCTCAATAGCTTTTTTCAGACTTTGCTTTACTTGCTCTCGTTGAGAATCAACTCTCGTTTCAAATTCTTGAGTGTAATTTTTATCGTTCAACTTAGCAGCCGATTCGACCTCACTCATTTTTTTTTGTAAACCTTTAGCATAATCTAAAGCTGCTTTTTCTCTTCTTTCAGCTTCTCTATACTTTCTTGTAAGTTTATCAATTCTTTTTTGAACACCTTCTGACAAATCTGATAAATTATCTTCAGCAGGTTTAGTCTCTTCTTTTACAGTTGCTTTTGTGTCTGCTTTTATTGGGTCTGTATAACCTAAATCAACTTCAACCTGTTCTGGTTTTTCTTCTTTAGGCTGTTCTTTTATAGATAATGTTTCTTCTTGAACATCATCTGTATCTAGTTCGACTTTATTATCTTCAGTCATGATTACTCCTTAGAATAATGCGAGGATATCCTCGGGTTTATTAATAGTTCCTATGATCTCGTCGTCATTCAAAATGCGATGTTCACCATATTTTGTTTTAAATCGAGCGCCAGCATATCGTCCATAAACAATAAACTGTCCCTCTTTACACCAAGGTCCAGTCGGAAACTTCTCCTTATCTTTGTAACAAAGGTCACCCATTTTGACGACAAGTCCAACGACTGTTGTCATTTGTTGAGTTTCAAGAGTTTTTTCAGTTAGATAAAGACCACCTTTTGTTTTAGCCTTAGGTTGATAAGGTCTTATCAAAAGTCTGTATCCTACTGGTTTTGGTAATAATTTAAGATATTCTTCCGTTTCTTTTGCACCCTTCGGAACTAAGGGTTCGTCGTCATCATCTTTAGCAGGTGTGACTAACTTAGTATTAGGTTTGATCAATGTCATCTACACTATCCTCTCTATTTTGCAGGTCTTTAAGATCCTGAAGCAACGATTCTAATCCGTTGAGCTTGCCCTTAGCATAATGTAGTTGATCTAGTTTGTCTATACCATAACATATATGGTCTTTAGTTTGTTGAATTTCTTTTTTTATGTAATGTCGAATTGTTTGTATTGTGTCAATATCAAGCATGTCTTAAATGAGACTTCGGTCCAAGTTTCTTTCTATGTGTAAGTCCCTTTTTGTTATACCTTCTCTTTGTCTTTTTTGCAATTATTATTTCGACTTTGTGAAACCTTTTTACCATAACATACTACTGGTGACTTATACTCTAGTATACGTCTTTTTTTTGGAAACCTTTCACCACTACAATCTTTTATCTTAAATATTTCTGACAAGTTTGTAACCCCACCTGTTTTCAGATAAGTCCCAAACCCTTTTTGTAGCAGAAGGTATTTTTACAATAAGATTGTTAAATTTAATTAATTTTTTAGTTAATAACATATTACTTTCCTAAATAGTGAGGGGACTAGGTCCCCATCACTTTATTTTTCAGCACAGGCATAACTGTTAATCTCAAGACCAACAGAAATTTCTGTAATTACAGGTTTAGACCACATAATTATCTCCTAAAATTAAAGTGCTGGTTGTCCTCGTGACCGCAGTCCACTAAACATATTTTAATCTATTTTTTGAACTTGGCAATACTCTTCAACCCGAATGATCCTGCAATCGAAGCTAAAATTCCCCAGCTGAGCCATTCAGGACAATCGTTTTTTAGAAAAACAAATCCTTCTTTCATGTACGGTTGCAAAGAAGGTACGAAGGAGGCAAAAATTATGGCTATGAACGCAAGGGTCCAGGCTTCGTCTTTCCAGGAATCCGCTGCAGCATCTGCTTGTTTTTCGTCCCAAGTTCCTTCTTTCTCTATTCTTGTCTTAGTTGCTTCTAGTTTAGTTAACTCAACTTTTGATTTAAGTTCAGCTTTTTTTTGACGTCCTTCGATCCAAGTTGAAGCTAACTTGGCGACTGGACCTAATATGGCTTGAAACATATCTACTCCTTTTTGTAAATAATTTTATTGTCGCCTTCTTCAGCAACATTAAAATTATAAGTCTTCAGGAGCATATCCACAATACCCATCTTAAGGCGTGTGTAATCATCTATAATTATTAAACCCTCTTCATCTATACGTGGAATAAAAAACTTTAATTCTTCTAAGACAGCATGTGTTGTATGTGGTCCATCAAGGTGAACAACTTTGTATAAGCCATATATCATACAGTTACCATTAATTGAGAACTGATGCCCGTCTTTCATGGTTTCAAAATAATACTCATCTGTCATGTGATAAAAATCAAACTCTTGATAGTTTTGATAAAAATAAGAAACAATTCTTTGTTTCATGTCTTCTGTATAATCAGCACTGGTCTCTTTCTCATCATCAGTATGCTGATAACTTAAATTATTGTACGGATCAACAGCAACATGCTTATAAAGGGGTGGTTTATGATCTCTAACGGCATCCATAATAATCTTGGAACCTAAACCTTCTCTTAGACCAATCTCACAAGTCAAAGTGACTCTATCTATTTTAAGTTTACCTATGTGTTTAGTGAGTAAATGGTATTCTGAGGAGTCGCCTTTTATAATCATTTTATGTATGGTAGTGTATCAATTATTACTTCTACAGAATGTATCATAATTTCTATAATACACAAAACAATAATTATATTTACCAATTTTTCAAGTTTATCTGACACCTACAAACTTTTTACCTTTGACTTGAATATCAGAAATTCCTTTGATATCACTCTTGACTCCGTTTTCTCGGTACGGACAGCCAGCAAACTCACCTGTTTTCATCCCCTGAGGTTGTGGTCCTTTTTCTGGAGGAGGTCCATACTCTTGTCCTAAGTAATCGTAAGCTTGTGCAACTTGTTTTTGTTTTTCTAGCTTTTTAGCTGCCTGTTTTCTTCTTTTTTCGTTTTCAGTTGCTAACTTAACTTTAATAGCTGTAGGGAAAACAACAGAATCTAAAAGTTTCACCATATTCATATAACCGCCTATGTTAAGTTTTTTCATTTTTATTTTCCTCATTTTCTATTTTTCTTTCAGTTAGGTCTAGTTTCTCATCAGCTACTCTAATTCTTTCTTGTGATGCAACTTCAGCATCCTCTCTTTTCATTTTATCTAAATCAATACGTTGTTCAAACTCATACAGTTTTCTTTGTTGATCTTGTTGAGTTTCAGCTGCTTTTCTTTGCATATCCATAGCTTTTAAATCTAATTCTCTTGATTTCAACGCAACAAGTGGATCTTGACTACCGCCTTCAGCATCAACTAATTCTTTTGTTAAAGCTGCAATTTGTAGAGCAATTAAAGATTCTGTTTCCATTTGGAAAGCTTCCATGTTCTCCTCTTTTAGCTTTTGTAAGTTTTCATCAGCCATGACCATAGCCATTACAACAGCGCGTGCTTTGTATGATATATGCTCAGATATATGTCCTTGTAATAAAGCATATACCATCGGGTTAGCCTGCACCATTCTTGACTTTATAAAGTTAGCATGAGCTAAAATATGAGCATCATGGTTTTGAAATGGAAAAGCTCTTGGCACTTTCATCTGAAGTGCCTCTAAATTCTCGATAGCCGGGTCCTTTGGTGTTGGTGCAGGTTCCGGTTTTAACAAAGTATCAATTTGTTTGGTTCCAAGTGCTTCATATACACGTCTATAAGCCTCTCTCATGTCATGCATCTGTGGATTTGACTGAGCAATCTGTAATTGTTGACTAGCGAGTGTAATTCTTTGTGACAAAGAGAAAACATTAGGGTCTGCAACAGGAATTACATCAACTTCATCAGTAAAATCAGCTAATTTTACAAGTCTATCGCCTCCATATACGGCGTAAGGGTAAATTGGAGGCAAATATGTAGCAAAAACATTATGTAAAAGCCTAAATTCTTGACGCATCGCATAATACAGACGCTTGTGAATGGCACTCATGACCCTTGAGCCACGTTCCAAGAGAGCTAAAGTAGTTCCGACAGCCCTATTTTGCTTATCTTCACCAATTTGCATGTCTGCAATCGCTGCAAAACGCTGTCCTGCTTGTACAACAAAGCCTAAAAGTTGAAAAAGTGTGCCACTTGGCTCTTTAAATGGTAAAATTTGAAATTGATCCTTAATGTTTCCGCCTGGTGCATCAACATCCCTAAATTCACCAGGTTGAAAAGGTTGTTCATCGTCCCTAATTCTTAATCCTCTCGATTTAAAGCCAGCTGGCAAGTTACTTAGAGTACCTGCATCCAACAATTGTCGCAATGCCGCTGTCGCAGTTTTGCTCAAACCACCAATCATGTGTATCAGACCAAAACCGTAGAAGCCTAGTCCCGGTAAAAATTTATAATGAACAAAAAAATCTTTTCTTCTAAACAATTCATCATTAGGGGCATAGTTTCTATAGATACTTAATATTTCATGTGAGCCCTCATCAATTGTTACGATGTATGGAACTTTAACATTTTTGTCGTCACTCTCTCCAGCAAGATCCTCAGGGTCTAAATCTACATGCATTTCTAAAATATTAAACTGATAATCAGAGTCACCCTGTTTAGAAACACCTTCTAACTCTTCGTACTTGTTTTGGACATCATCGTCCATTTGAGATGGTAATATTTTAACATCTCTGTAAAAACCGCTTTTTTGTTTTTTTAGAATGTCATTCTCTGACATTTTAATTACGTGCGTTACTCTCTCTGCATCTTTTAAATCAGATGCATAATAAGGAACAATCAAATCTTCAGCAGGTACAAACTTACTTACAGCACGCTGCATAATTTCATCATAATAAACTTTTTTAAAAGCTGATCCTGCTAAAGGTAAATAAAATAAAAGTTGATCAAACTCAGGAGTGTATTCCTCCATCTGTTCCATCAACATATAATTCATAAATTCTTTTATACGTCCTGCCTGTTCTTCTCTTTGTGGATTTCTTTCACCAACAATTTGTGTGTTCACAGGACCCTCAGAAGGTAATAATTCTTTGTAAGCCTGAGCTTGAAACTGTGTTACAGATTCAGCAAGTAAAGGATGTGTTACACTAGAAGCACCTCTGAAAGGTTGTGACTCATCACTATATTTAAAACCAAGTAGATCAAGTCCAGAGGTATACCCTTTTTCCCAATCACTTCTTGATTCTTTATCTTTTCTATAATCTGTAATTAATTGTGAAGCTAGAGAACCTAAAATTCTTTCATCTAAATCTTCAGCAATATTTTTATAAAATTCTTGTTCTGCTTGAGCCTCTTCCGCAGCCATTTCCATTTCATCACTTGGCTCTTGAATCTCAACTTCAACAGGTTCAAGTTCGACCTGCTGGTCTAAATTATCTTCTTCATCCATTAGTACAACCTAGTTTTTTTTGTTCTTGCAAGTTTAACAGGTACTTCAACAAAGTCACCTTCTTTTTTTCCCATACCCCTGATTCTTGAACTTATATTATCAGGATCAGGCATTGTAAACATACGTTCTTTTTGCATATCTGCTCTTTTTCTAGCTGCATCTTTTGCTTCAATGTCAGCTATTAAATCAGGCGGATCAAGTTCAGTTATAACATCTTCTCCTGATTCAAATGGGTTGGCATCACCAAGCATATCAAGTGCCATTTGTTCTTTAACTGAATCTCTTATTCTTTTTTTATCTATTGCCATGCGTTATATTACCATTTAAAAATGTCTACGACTAGCCCACCTGTTTTCTTATACAGTTTAAATCTACTGTTTCTTAAATTATCATTAATCTTTATAGCGTATGTAGTAAAATAATTTCTTGAATCGCCAGGATCCATTCGTTCAACAGTAGCACCGCTTCCAAATCTATATCTTTGAAAATATTCCTGAGCTTCGCTTGCTGTTCTAAAAGCTGCTTCCACTGACACATCATCATCTTTGTCATATAGCATGTGTTGGTTGTTAAGCTTTGAAATTATTTTATATGGTTTGGCAGGATTACTTTTAGCCACTTTGATTAATTTATATTCTGTGTCGTATTGTTTAGCAATTTCTTTAAAAACTTTTGCCATAATTGAGTCTGCCTTTTCATTTGTTTGTACAGCCCTGTCTACACCCTCAGGTGGATTTTTTATTGCAGCTTTGACACCCTTCATACCCATTTTGCCTGTGGGTGTTCCATAAAATTCAAAGTCTCCGACATACCCTTGTAGTTTAGGTCCAAATGATCTGTCACTCATTTTTGTTGCCATTGCTAAAGTTGTGGGTTGTCCTGCTACCCACTCAACTTTTTCATCAAGTTTTGGTGCTTGTTTAATAATACCTTTTACAAAGAAACGTGCATAGTTTTCTCTGTCTTTTTTACCACCCGTAATTAGAGGCATGTAATCATAACTTTCACGATTGGTCACGTTTGCATCTTTCATAGCTTGAAAGGTCTCAACACGTGCTTTTGCATCTGTTACTTCTTTTCTTATTTTTTGTGGATCAAGTTTATAAAAGTTTTGTGGGTCTGTAACAAAGTCTTGTAATCTTTTTTGGTTTTGTGCTACATCATCAGCTGCCTCATCAAGAATTGCATCTATTTCTTGTCTGCCCATAGGCATTGATCTTTGTTTCTGTGCACGTATTGAATTTCTAAATTGTTTAGATACGTCCGATTGTATCTCTCCAATTAAGGCAACTTTTTTATCATCTACCTGATTTGTGGTTGGGTTCAGCATATTGTTTATAGAGTAACGCGCGTGTCCTATGGTGTTTTTATTACCTAAACCTGAATGACCCACACCTTGTAAGTCTCGTGGTAATTTGTCTATGTCCACAAATGTTTCAACATAGTGATCCGATCCTGTAATCCTGTAACTACCTTGACTCGCATAAGAAGGCATTTGCAAATTAGACATATTCATCAATCCTTGAACTTCTTTATGTGCCTGTTGATACGCTTTGATTTTGTTTGGTAAGTCAGAGGGTACATCTTTACTAAAACTCTTTTCAACCAGGTTTCTAATTCCCGTTACTAAAGGACTTCCTTTAGAAAAATTTGTTAAATTTTCAATCCTCACGCCTTGTGCTGCAACAGCAAAATTAGAGCTACTGCTATATTTTTGCGCGTCTTTTAAACCATCTTCTAAGTATTCTACGGGTATAGATGCTTTTTTTAAAACCTCTGGTTTAGTTTGTCCAAGTTTAATAACATCTTCATAAATACTTACTTTTAATTTATTCAAATCATTAATCTCATCCTGAATTTTAGGATCAATTTGTTTAACTGTGTACTTAAAATTGTTGAGAGGGTTTTCTCTTATAAATCTAAATAACGTTTGTTTTGAAATAGATTGATTAGCATCAGCTGCTGCTTTTAATAAACCACCAACAGCTTTACCTGAATCATCAAATCTGAGTATGTTTGTATCTTCTAACTCATCCCTTGTAATATTTCGCACCACACTTTGGTAACCAGGCATTTTATATTTACCATGATCCTTTATAGGATTTAAAACATTCATCCAATACTGTGCAGGCATTTTTTTTACATTTGGATCTGTAGCTACAATGTCGTACAACGATGAACCATAATCACCTGCTCCACCTGGTTGATTTATTTTCATAGCAAAATCACCATTACTCAGAGGAGAGTTTGTAGCAACCTTTTGTTGACGCTTGTAAAGATCAACTAATTCTGGATCTTCAACTTCAGCACGACCTCTGGCTGAAAGGGTCGTGAGCCCTTGTTCTTGTTTACTGATTGCTGGTAAAGTAGTCTGAGTTATCGGATCAACGTCCATGGTAACTTCTTCAGCTACTTCAGTTTGTTTTGGTTTTGTGCCGTAGAATTCATCTACAGCAGCTTTACCTTTTTTAAGTAATGAAATTATTCCTTTTATCGCCATTAGTAATACCTGTATTCTTTTGGAGGTCTATCCTCGTTATCTACATAGTCTGAGTATAACGCAACAAAGTTGCCTTGACGATACCTTAGTAACGCTTGTGTTGTTGAATCAACAAAATCATCATTAGCACCATTTGGAAACGCAGCACATTCGTCAATAACATCATACGCAAATTTTTCACCAAATGGAAACCATACTTGTCCTGATTCAAAAATTGGTGCCACAACATTTACGCGCGTATGTTTATCATTACCACGTGTCGGAACAAAAGGAACAACAGGTATACCCATTTTTCTAAACTCTTGTGTCAAAGGTTCACCACTCGCTTTCTGCTCGATAACAATTGTTTCAGGTTCCCAATACTTGTATGTCGACATCGCTACAGCCTTTAATTCTGGAAAATCAAATTTACCCCGTAAGGCATCAAGTAAAATTATATGTGGTGAGCCTCCTTCTTCTGGAAAAAAAATACCCCACGTTGTAATTGCAGAATAGTCAGCTGTTTCTTTTTTACTAAACGCTGTATCATAACTCTGTATCACATGCATCAAATTAGGTATGTGCCCTTTCCATGCTTGCCACCATTCTCGTTTTATAATTGCACCTTCCTCACTGGTAGGATTCTGCATATACTGTGCAGACCAGTTTCGTATAGGCACAGATGCTTTGATCTTTTCTAATTCTTCTAAGTTCCAATACTCAGGCCAGACTGGGTTCCCTGAGTCGAGGATCGCTGGAAATGAAATTTGACGCCATGTATCTGCTTTAGGTTCCGTTTGAGCCTTCAATAATCTACCTGTTAAATCATCTTCTGCCCACCTTGTCATTACAAGCAAAATTGAGCCTCCAGGTTGTAAACGTTGTCTTGGTCCGGAGGTATACCAATCAAAAGCACGTTCCATAGCAGAATCAGACATTGAGTCTTGTTCCGTGTGTGGGTCATCAATAATCAGTAAATCCGCACCACGACCCGTGATGGACGCACCGACGCCAGCTGCATAGTATTCGCCACCATGATTAGTTTCCCATCTACCTTTTGCTTTGGAGTCCTCCCTGAGTTTTACGTCACCGAATATTTGTTTGTACTCTTTAGAATCAATTATGTTTCGAACCTTAGAACCGAATCTTACTGCAAGTTCTGTGTTGTGAGACACTTGCATTATTTTCATTTTCGGGTACTTACCGATGATCCATGCTGGAAAATATACGGAAGCAAATTCAGATTTAGTATGTCTAGGGGGCATATTTATAATGAGCCTCCCTTTTTTTTCATAAGCTATGTTTGTAAACTCATTAGCGATTATCTGGTGATGTCCCCATTTATTCTTGTCTTTTTCTTTTCTACATATAAAGTCTGGCCATACCTCTTGAACAAAATATAAAAAATTATCCTGACAAAGTTTTATGTGCTGTATCCACAGCTGTTCTACTTTGAGCCTCAACTTTTCAGTAGGCATTACTGATGGTTTCATGGGCGATATTATAACTAAAGTTTTGTGTTCTGTATACATTTATGTATCTTGACTAAAGCCGCCACGTCGAGTGCTGTCGTGGTTTTTCTAACGAGATTTTAAAACGACAATTTAAATTTATGTCTAAACGTGAATTGAGCCTTGTAAATTTGACAAAAAAAAACGGCATGGGAAATTTCTCATGCCGTTTTAAGTTAGGAAAGTATATAAATTATACTTTATTAAAATAATTATCTTTTAAAAAATCTAATGCATTATAAACAATTTCACTATCCAAATTCTCTCGAATATCTTTAGATTGTTCATCGTCTAAATATCCTGCAATATCAATTTTATTTTCTAAAGCAGTACGCATAAATTTATATGCGTACTTGTAATTTTTTACTTTATTATCAGTCATAACTACCTACCTAATATTTGAAGTCTTACTGCTTGTAAGTCCTGTTGAATATCATTCATCAAATCTTGAGATTGTTCATTCTGATATTTAGAACAATGTTCAACAATTCTATCTTCAAGAATTTTAGCAATAAGCATATTGTTAAGTCTATGTCTAGTCTCCATAGAATTAACTTCATTATTATTAGTGTTTTCGGTGATAGAAGTATCCCCATTATTAAGGGATACTTCATTGTTCATTAAGGAAATAATATCTCTTACTCTAGTCATTATTAACCTCAACAATTAAATCTTTTCTCACAGAATTTTTTTTGTGATACTTTGATTTACTTTTTTCGCTAGTTAATATTTCTGGAATTACTTTTGCAATTTCAGACTGATTAATGGAATAACTATTAGATAGTTTTAAAACAATATCAACATTTCCAATAGTCTTATGATGTAAAGATTTTTTAGAATTTTCTACATCAACATTAAGAATGTCATTAATGATAGTATTCATTAATTCTTTTCTTACTTTAGTTAATTGTGAAATTTTATTCACAGTCAACAAATATTTCTTAAGAGTTTGTTCCTCTTTAGAAGTTTTTATTTTTGTAATTTTTTTCATTTGTGTACCTTCCTTAAAATGAGTTATTATTACTCTTTCAGTATACATTTTTTTTAAAGAAAAAAAAACAATTTTTTTACTTCATTTTTATTTTTTTTAATAAAAATTTTTTCGCCTGGCGCCCGCGGCGAACTTTTACGAAAGTCCCGAACCCGTTTATTTTTGGCACAAACGGGAACGGGACAGGGGAAGGAACTGTTTAATCTGTGACTATGTTTACTTGTTTATCCATAGGGAATAATTTTCTTAATCTTTTAAATGAATGATAGACATGATTTTTTGGCTTGCCCTCCTCTTGCCAATGTCGTTCTTCTTCCTTGCTATACATACTGAGTATGTATAGCAAGTCATTCATTTCTTGTAAGTTTAGTTCTACGAATGTATCACCTTTTGTTTTTAACATATTCTAAAACCTCCTGAGTACCTCGCAAATTTTATGAACTCCTTGACATTTTCCACATCGAATGGATAGCTATCGTCCCAACTTCTAGTAGCATAGACTTCTTGCCATTGTGTCTTATATGGTTCAGGATAATCTCGTGGCACAAAGTTATCATCAGGAAAATTTCTTTTGACTGCGTCTTGAACTTCTTTCAATCTCGCCTCCATTTTTTTATTATGCTCTCTTGCAATTTTACTATTCTTCTCGATAGATTTCTGCAAGTCATCACAATATCCAGATTTAATTAAATCGCTTAACTTGTTAGCAATTTTAATCGCTTGTACCTTAGTGTATGTAGTGCCATCATTATGGTGCAAACTCTTTCTTTGTTCTTCAGAAAGATATTCGCCACATTTATCGTGTATAAGTTCCGCTAATGGTCTCCACCACCACACATTATTACGGAAATAAACACCAGGGTTTTCTTCTTCAAATTTTTGGTTAGCTTTGAAGAAATTATCTTTTTCTTCTTCGGTTGCTGTATTCCAATTAATTTGTTTTGGTCTTTTGCTTTTAAGTTTTGGCTGTAAGCCGTATATATCAAATCCCATTTTTTCGTCCTTTCTAATGAGTTAATAAAATGGTTCATTATTATTATAACAATTTTTTACATATTCGCAAAACTTTTTTTGTCCTATTTAATTTTTTTGTACACCAGTCCATCCGCCATCACGGCGCTGCGCTGCAGGGCCGTTGAAACTACAAATACGGTCCAAGATCCTTACGAAACGAGAAACGGGAAACGGCATGTCAAAAGATCCAGCATAACCAAATGAGTATGCCCACACATAAATAAGACATTACTCGTGGCATTAAAACAAATAACACCACGAGGAACATAAAGTAATACAATTAATGTACTCCTTGACTTGCAGGAAAGTTTACCACTTTCTTTTCAAACTTTTCTTCTGCCTCTTTTTCATCATCTAGCTTTTGAGTAATCATACGTACCATAGAAATAATTGTATCGCTAGCCGCTTCTCTAGATGGAGCGCATTCGAAAACACCCTCAAGTGCCGCGAACAACCCTCCTTTGATTAAAGCTTCAGGACTATACCTTTCATGCATCTCGCCATACTTAACCATCATTTCTACGTATGCCTTGTGCATTTCTTCAGCTTTGAATTTTGTTGATTTTTTTTTCTTCATATAAACACCTATATTATAAAAGTTAAAGTTAATATTACAACCCTAGTATATAAGAGCATGTGCTGCTGTCAATAAAATTCTACAGGCTGCGCCTGTTTTTTGTGAGCTGGCCGCGCACGAAAAAAGTCCCCAGTGACTGCGTGTTTCAGGACACTGTTTCATCACGCACCGCCGATGGATTTAAAAAAGCCCAGAAAACTGGGCTTCTTGTGTGATGTTTTCCCCGCTGCGCGCAGCGGAGAAACGAATATATAAAAAGTCCCAGTTTTTCGGTATTTTGAAACGGGAATCCAGATCCGAGAAGCTGTGTCCTGGATCAGGACTGGATGGCAGGAAATCAAAAAACCCAAGAAAACTGCATGTTTCAAGAGGTAGCTGATGGATCTAATTCCGCTGCGCCCGCGGGGTCAGCTGCTAACAACAACAAATCACGAATGTGTTTTTTGTGAAACGGGAAACGGGAAACGGGAATCGGGATTCCAGGCTCACGAACCACGAGAAGTTCGAGGCACCTCTTCGAGGGGGACGCATTCAGAATAAAACATCTGCCACCAAGTTTGATACGTTTCAAATGAAAGTTAATCTGAAATTTAGAAAGCCCTGCATTCTTAGCATCATTTGCTTTTAATTCTACCCAAAATTCTTTACCATCAATTATGCCGTTAACATCAGGGATTCCGTTGATTGTGCTTGATTCTATTCTGACTAAATGCCATGTTGGTTCAGTCTTTTGAATCAGGTTAATGTACCTCCAAAGTAGTGACTCTTTCAAGGCTAATCTTTTGTATTTTGTTTAGGTAAATATACGGACACAAAGGCACCACATTCGGGACAACTTAGATGAGTTTCCATACCATAATCATCGTTTTCATCTTCAATGTTATAATCATTTTCCCATTTTAATTCTGTATTACAATGCCAACAATTCATTTTTCTGGTGTTACATCTATAATATTAGCATTATCATTTATTTTGTTTTCTAATTCCTCAAGTCTTTTTTCAAGTTGATCGCGTGACATTCCCTCTAGTGTTGTATGTGCAATTTCTTTTTTATCTACAAATTGTCCTGCCAGCTGGCCTGATCTAAACTCAGCATTTATAGCTCCAGTGTATTGACCTTTAATTTCAGCTCCGTTTCGCAACCTTTCAAATATTTTATACCTTCTCAATTTATCTTTTTCATACTTCTCTTGCTCTTGCTGTAATTTTATTTCTAAATATCTACACACGTGTGGGTTTAAATTAGGATTTGTCAATCTGGACGCTAATACCATAGCAGCATCCTTACTTTTAGAACTATATCCAGCTTTTATCAGGGCGTCTGTCTTAGTAATCTGTCCCCAATTGTCAACAAGAATATCTATGAATGTTTTTTGCTTTGTTGTTAAGTCATCTACAGTTCTTAACTGTTTGCTTTTTTGGGGCATCTTTTTTTACCTTTTTATAAATGAATGGACTGTAGCCATTATAAGTAAATTTTTCATCATAATTCATACAAAATAGTATAATGTATTTACATAGAAAGTAAATTTTAAAAAAGAAATTGCAGCACTTTGTCCATTAGAACTAAGGTCTATTCCTAGTTTTTAGGAATTATTCCTAGTTTTTTCCTAAAATATTTTGCAATATTTCCTAGTTTTCTCTTGTTTTTCCTAGTTTCCTAAAATATTTACTATGTTTTGAACTTTTTTAAAAAAAAGTTTGTATAGAATGACATTGTAGGGTATATTATTAATGTTAGCTGATTTATCAGTCAGGGGGGTTTGGTTAGATTTGTCACATAAATTCATACCCCCCTTTTTTTCTTGACTTTTGAGAGTTTGCTTATATTATCTTTTTAAGGTAGTATATGACATGTGAGTTAATATTACAAACGCCTTTCTGCAATGTTGTATACTACCCTTCTTGAAATATTCTGCGCAATCACAGCTGTTATAAGCATCTATTTTTATGGTAGTAAATCTTGGTACGCACCATTGTTTGGTTTTTTTTCACAGATATTTTGGGTTTGGTGGGCTTTTTTAGGGTTTCATTATCCCATGCTGCTATTAAGCGCAGCAATGATATTGACACATTTCAGAAATCTAAAAACTATGGGCACTATGCGAAAACTGAAACAAATACTGTCGAACAAGAAACGTCTTCGGTAAAATTAATTGTGTCACGCAGTTCATCTAATTTCTTTCTAATTAATCTTTTTGAATTAGGCTCAGCTACTAACATTTTTTTGTACAATTTGTCATAGGGCCACCACATAACTTGACGCACATTAAAATAAATTTTTTTTTGCTTTATAGCTCTTATGTAACACTGCTGCACATCTTCTGGATCAATTCTGCCCCAGTTACAAACATCATTAAAATCTTTTGAATTGCCGGTTATCCAATTATGGGCGTAAATTTTTTGCAAACTGGACTTTCTATCAGAATTTAGGTTAGAGCAATCTTCAAGAGCGTTAACGACTACAGCTCTCCACAATTTTTCTTCAGGATAAAAATCTTCTGAGCTAACAAATATACGGGTAAACTTCAAACCCATGATTCTATACAATTGCGGTGAGGCTCCCATCAATGACCATAAGTTTTAATTAAAGTAACAAGTAGATCTTGATATTTTTCTTTAAATGGCATCAAAGATACATCTTTTTTAGATTCTTCCTTAAATTTTCTGTAATCTACATATATTCCGTTAATAAAATCGGTTCTCTCGTCTGGATCCATACCATTAGGGTCCACTAACTCGACATTTACTTCAGTGTCTAGTATTGCTTCCCAATCAAATTTTTTATTAATAGCCACTTTAGTATTATATCTTTGCGTCATCTTTAAAACTACCCTTTATTAACTTAAATTTTTGTTTTCTTTTAATATCCTTGTCTTTCTTTGCCATAGAGGCATCATGCAGAAGCCCCAAGATATCATCATTATCATATCCAGGATTCGCTCCCATGTACAATTCATACATTAATTGCACAATTCTGTCGTAGTCTCGTTCATCTAAACGAGCTGCCATGATTTTAAATTCTTCATAAACACGTTTACAAATAGCCATAGTAACTCCTTTCTAATTAACTATCCTGGCCCCTGTTCCGTGATTCTTGGTACTTGATATTTCTACTTTTATACGTGGGTAACTGGCTATCGCAGTTTGGGCACACGAACCTAAGGTTCTCGAGCCTATGATCTAGTTTTACACCATTTTTATGGTCTAAGACAAGTGTTAATTTTTTTCCTTGCCATTTTCCTTTATTACCGCACTTAAAACAACGATAAGGTATTTTACCGGTTTTTAAAACGCGCGTTTTAAGGCGATGTCTATTTCTATACTGAGAATCTTTAATGAATAACTCTTTACTAGAGATACTCGTAAAACTATTTGCTGGTTTGTAGTAGCGCGGCATTTTCTTTGATCTCTTGAAGTTGACTCATAGTAAGACCATATTTATTCATTAAGGTATTTACCGCATAGTTTGGGTGTTTAATACATTTTAATAATAATTCTTTTTCAGTCATTTTAGCACCAGTATTGTATTTCATCATCGTAACTAATCCTGCAATCACCTACTGATCCTTCACCTTGACAAGCAGAACAAATATGTGTGTTTTCAGCTGTTATAGGTTTATTATGATCGGTGCGGATATATCCATTACCTTTACATTCTTCACAAATTATATCTTTTCGTTTGGTCATTTTTCCTCCTTATTATACAAAAATTTATCCCAGTCATTATATCTATATTTTCTTACCCAGTCGCTAGCTTTATTACATTTTGCAGCACGAAACTTTCTAAATGGATATTCTTTTTCGTATACGTCTATCAGTTCTACTACTGCTGATTTACAATTAGTTATTAATTGATTTGGGTAATGTTTCATATACAACTTATCATTGAGCTCAAACCATAACGTAACAATAAACCAATCAAACATCGATACCTAAACTTTCTCGAGCCTTTTGACGTATGATAAATGTTTTCTCATCATAACAGCCCCAACCTTGAATATCTATGTTATTTTCTTGCTCAAACATTTCAACTTTGTTCCAGATTTTATTTACGTCACAAGATTCTAATTCGCCGTATACAATTTCTTCCCCACTAAATAGGAATAGTATCAGAATCCATTTCATTCGACCTCTCTAGCAAAAACATACACAGAATCGTCCCAATGCGGACATTTATGAACTGTCAATGCTTTCATTTTTTTACCATTATACTCAAACTCTGAATCAGTAACGAGTTCAAGGTCCGTGGGTATTGATATGTGTATACCTTTTCTATAATCTTCATGCGCTAATGACATGTCTAGATAACCTGTTCCATATTTTTTAGTATCGATAAAAGCCAAAAAGGGCGCCCATCTTACTTCTTGTTTTTCAGTTTCAGTCATTTATCCTCCAATAAAAGTTCTTTATATTTTTCTTCTGATACTTTTTCTTTGTTTGCTTGAAATGTAATATAGTCCGTAATTAATTTTTCAACAAATGCGCCAGGTGTTCTAAATTTCTTTTTACACAAAGCTTTCAATAATTGATAGTTTGAAGTACGCACTGCAATACTTTTCCAACGTTTAGGGTCTGTCATAAAATCTCCTTTCTAATCATGACAAAAGCAGGTGTCAGTAGCCTGGTCAAATTCAAATAGTTCTAATTGATCCTTGGTGTTTTGTAATAACTTAGCGTAGCTTGGTCTGTCCTTACGAAAGTATGCAGCACGATCATTACCAGTGCCCATCTTTTTACTTTCTTGAGCGATCCACCAATCAGCTAATTTAGGATCTGACTTCATTATATTTCTTATTGTGTTAGCGCCTTTTAAAAAACATAGATCACAATTACCTTGTGGTGTTTTACCACCAATGTTTGGTAAACGTAAATCAAAATCGTTGTCTTTCCAAAAGTCAAAAACATCTTGAACTGTTTTCCGTGCGTCGTGTAGCGGTGCTTCTGTTTCCCATCTTTCTTTTTTATTACGATTAGACAGTCTAGCTACCCTATGTGGCTCATCATATCTAAGACCAACATAAGACATCCAATGTTCAAAACCCAAATGAAACATGCAATAGGCACGCATAGTTTTGATCTTTAAATAAGACGTGCAATATCTTGTAACAGGGTTAGGTAAAAATCTTTTACTATCTATTAATTTTTCGTAAGGTTCACCATCTCTTGATGCTGTTTCATAATCAACAATTTTTAAATGATTTTCTGATTCATTATCCCACTCCATCCATACGATAGGAACGTTCCATTTTGTCGAGCAATCATGTACAAAATCAAGTGTTTGTGGCATTTCTTTTCCGGTGTTAGCAAAACAAACTGGTAAGTCGTCCGGCAGCTTGTTATCAAAAGCATCTAATATCTTTCGTAACATATAACCTGATGTTCTACCACCAGAAAAATTTATAACACCAGGTGTTTCTAGTAAAAAGGGGTCACTCATTTGAAAATATCCTCTAAATCCTGTCTTGTTTCCAACTCATCGTGTATCAATTCAGTAGCTTGTACTGTATCAATATTACAATCATACAATCTGGCTACATAAATATCAAACTCTGGACAATTTCTAATATCTTGACCTTCGTAATCAGTTTTTGGGACAGATTTTAGAATATCATCAATCTTTTTTACCCACATTTTAAATTTTTTTGAATTACTTTTCAACATAACCTAAACTTATAGGAAATTCCTATGGGTGTCAAGAAATATTGACATTTTTGTATATAATTTGTATTATAAACATAAGGAGAACATTATGGACGCTTTGTTAGCTGAAAAAATGGCACTGGAAAACCAATGGAATAACATTTATCTTACAAAAGGTATGTATACTATTGACATGAAATCTCTTGAATCAAAGATAACTGATGTAAAATCAAAAATTATACAAAGAGATATTCTACGTGCTAAAATAAATACTAGGTAGCCTCACCAAAATCATTACCTAAGGCTACATCTACAACACTTGGAACTTTCAGTTTCACGCAACCCTCCATCTCCCTCTTAATTTTGTCCACATCACTTGAATCGCTAATGTTAAAACAAAGCTCATCATGTATTTGTAGGATGGGTGTAAACCCAATCTGATCACAAGATACAATTGCCTGTTTTGTTTGATCTGCCGCACTGCCTTGAATTAATCTGTTTAGTGATTTGTACGTAAAAGCTCTTTTTATGTTGCTAGCACCATATTTTGCAGAAGCATTCTCAAACTTCTCTGGATTATGAACACCAAAATCTTTTGGTTCCCACATATCAAATCTACACTTACGACCAAGTTTAGTTCTAATTACGCCCTCTGAATTTGCCTTTTGCATACATCTATCAGATAACATTTTTACAAAAGGTGCTTTTTTATTATACTTGTTTATTAATTCTTTAGCTTCATCAAAAGATACACCTAACATGTTAGCTAATTTATTTTTACCCATGCCATACATTAAACCTAACCCGATAGTTTTCGCTTGCTTACGATCTATGCCGACAAGATCAGCGACAGTCTGATGAAAGTCCGCATCAGCATTAGTATACGCTTCGACTAATTCTTGCGAACCTTCATAACCCTCACCGATACTTGCAGCATAATGTACAACCAATCGAGGCTCTTGTTGAGAATAATCAAAAGAGCCCCATTGACAGCCTTCTTCAGGGAGAAAAAGGCCTCTGATCAAAGGACCGAAATCCTTATTCCTTGCAGGTAGTTGCTGTAAATTAGGGTTCGACATACTTAATCGACCTGATACAGTACCACCAGTATCCGTGCGCAGTTGATTTATTTCTCCATGAATACGACCTTTGTATTCGTATTTCATAATTGAATTTAAAAAAGTGTTGTGAAATTTGTTTATCTCCCTAGCTTCAACAATTAATTTAGAAATTTCTTGATTAGAATTCATTAACCAATTTTGTGTAAAACTAGGTTCTCCTGACTTTGGTGTTTTTGGATAATCAATACCTAATTTATCAAAGGCAAATCCTATTTGTCTGGCTGCCCAAATATCAATTTCCTGACCTACTAAATTTTTTATGTGCAGATTAACTTTCTGTTCACGAGCTTCAAAATCTTTCTTTAATTTTTCAGCGCGTTCAATATCAACTCGTATACCTTTTTTACGCATACGTATTAAAATCGGCAGCAAGTTTTTTTCTAAACCCCAAATTGTTTCTAAATTTTGTTGAAATATTTCATGCTTAAATCTTTGCCACAAAAGGTACGTGAGCCGTGCATCTTGTTCCGCGTAATAACCAACATGTTCAGCTGGCAGCTTCCACATCTCCATCTTAGGATCAACACCATGTGCCTTAGCAGCTTCTAGCAAATCGGTTTCAGCTTTTAACTCTCCTATATAATCTTTGGCTAAAGCATTTAGTTTATAAGTATATCTATTCTCATCTATCAGGGCGCCGGCTACCATGGTATCAATTATCTCACCTTTAACATCGATTCCATACGCTTGCAGCCATCCCACATCATACTGCGCATTATGAAAGATTTTAGCGCAAGGTAAACTGCATATATCATGCATATATTTAAGGACTTGCTCTTTTATTAAATTACCACCACCAAAGTGACCAAAGGGATAATAACCTTGCCAACCTTCAGTAGCTACAGCAAACCCAATTATTTCACCAGCTCCTGTAGCCCAACCTGCTCCAAGACCTTTTGATATACCATCATCTCTTGTCTCTAAGTCTATTGCAATTTCTTTAGCTTCAGACAAATCTTTATAATCACTTGGTGCTGACCAAATGTGTTTTTTAAAATTAAAAGTGAGTTGTAAGCTAGTCATAGTCTCTTTCGATTATCATCTCTAAATAATGAATTGCTTTCTGGATATCCTCTTTACCGTTTTTTAATTTATGTCTACAAACATACTTTATTACATTGCCCTCTGCAAATAGTAAGTTGTTTTCATTGATAAATTTTGAAGGTTGAATTTTAAAGTCTTTGTAATGCTTGCCGCCTTTACTCCAGATGTTGTCTTCATCATCAACAGTTTCATAGAAACTTTTCCATAGATCGTTGAACTTTTCTAAATCTTCACTAGCAAATTGTTTACCAAATTTTTCAAAAAATTTTATTAATCGTAATGAAATTTCATCTTTCATTTTTTCTCCTGCAAGTAAACCAAATAATCAGAACCAATTGGATAGTTATATTTATAGTCTGTGGATAAAATATGTAAAGTGTTTTTTGCCCTTGTCACGCCCGTATAGTAAACCCTTTTTTCATCTGATTTTTCGTCAACATTTTTATTCATAAACGCAGAAGGCCAATTTGTTTTAGAATATATCAACACATTATCAGCTTCACCACCTTTAACAGAATGTATAGTATCTATGATTATCTGCGGATCCGTGTTTAATTGTCTAGTTCCATATCTTTGCAATAATCTTATAAAATATGTAACTTGTTCTGGTTTAAAGTTACGTTGTAATATCTCCCACCATGGTTTTTTCTTAGCTTCATCGGGCAAGTCTAAGCCACACCAATCTTTTAATCCTTCAAAATCATATTCTTGGTAGTCAGGCAGGTCACTCCAAAATTTATCACGTCTGTAACTTAAATCCTTTATATCTCTTATGTACTTAAACATTATCTCGGCTTCTTTTTTATTTATTTTTTTACCTTTTGAAACCTTAGTCCAGGCTTTTATAGCCATCCATTGTGAGTTATCAAACGAACGACTACCTTTATTATCACCATAATACAAACCTGCATCTTTAGCACACATTCTAAGTTCGTTTACTGTTGTATTTACTCTACCTAAAATATACCAAGTGCCAGGCAGTTTACCTACTGGAACTTCATTGAAATTTAAATATCGAGTTACAACACCTTTTTTTTCTAACGCCTCATACTCTTTTTCTACGCTATCTAAAATACCACGTCTGATTATCTGTGAGAAATGATGAATAGCTTCTCCGAACCTTCTGGTTTTTCTTAGTATAACTTTGCGCCCTGGAAAATAAGTGGTGAAATATTTAGGATCGGCTCCGTTCCATTTATAAATACCTTGATCATCATCACCGGCTAAGTAAATTCTTTTTACTCTTGAGCACATTTTGTATAACACCGACCATTGTAAAGGTGTGAAGTCTTGAGCTTCATCTAGTATCAAAACCTCCAGTGGGGGAAAGTCAACCTCATCAATAGCTCGTTCGATCATGTCTGTAAAATCAATAAAGCTCTCTCTTTTGTAATTTTCATAAGTATCAATCTTTCTTAAAAAAATATCTAAGCTATCCCTTTTATAAGATTCTCTTTTATATACAAGTTTTGGATCCGTCATCATGTTTCTGGCTTTGTCGTAAATACCAAGAGACCAATCTTTATATGTAAAATTATCATCTGATAAACGCGCGTCAGATGTTTTAATTATTCTAGCTTGTAAAGCATAATCAAGCATACAGTTCTTTGGGTCAAACACTTCTTCCTCAAAGTAACGTCTACAATATTTGTGTAATGTTTTAAACCTTTGAAAGTCATCTTCTGTGTATTCTGTAAAAGTTGCAAGTGCTCTGTCTCGTGCTGTGTTCACAGCCTTGTTAGTAAAAGAAATAAAAGCAATATCCTTTGGGTGAATACCTTTTGCAAGATGTTTTTTTAAAACACGTTCTATGAGTGTGTAAGTCTTACCCGTACCAGGTGGACCAAAAATTTTAATTGTTTTGTTGTGTATCAGCTTGTGCTTGTGCAGGTCTGAATTTTTCGTGGTAACTGTCATCCATTTCACTTTCGGTTTTGCTTGTTTTTGGTTTTATCGCTTGATGGTTTACGAACTCTGGCATTTCTACTGACCAAACATTTTTTTCACCCTCATGATAATCTTTTCTTCTACAACCTAATAAACGCAAAGCATCTGCTGTTGTATTAAATATTTTACCAGCATTCTTTTTTATAAATTTATCAAGTGTAAGTTTTTTAAAATAACATGTGTTCGTTTTACTATCTAAAACAACATACCCATCCTTAAGTTTATCATATTTATCTTGTTCAATGTGTGATTCAAAAAAGTTTTTTAAGACAGAATATCTTTCTTCTTCAAGAGTGTCCGCATATATATGCTCTTGGCTTTCCTCAGCTTTTTCGACAATAGACTTCATAAGTAGTTCAAAAGGGCTAGGGCCTTTTCTTGGTTTAGGTAATGTCAACCAATACACACGATGTCTTAACAATCGCACTCTAAAAGATTTTTCATCTTTCATATCATCTGGAGTGACAGTAATGTGTTGACCTTTATAATCAAACTCATACCATATATTTTTTGTATCCTGAATGTATCTAATGTTATCAAAACTATCAATAATATCAGGGACCGCATCACCAATACCTAAACTTCTTGACTTACATAGATCTTTGTTACAAATCGGTTGATACTCAGGATGTTTCGGTGGACATTGGAATTGATAGCTGCCTTTTGACACAGACTTTGCTAGCGCAATAACTTCTGATGCTGGTAATGGTTTTGTGAATATTTGATTGTTCCTATTTATGGCAATATTTTCAAGCTGCTGCACAGATAAAGATGAGTCTTTTTTTAATTCCAAAACTAATACATTAAATAAAAAATTATTTCTATTATTACCACTCCAACCCTCTTGTATTAATTTTTGAACACATGGAGGATAATTGTTCCACTGCGACTCAGCCTCATATTCTTGAACTTTTAAACCATAAAAATCTTGTGGAGCTAACATTTTTTCCATTGCCAGCTCGTAAAATCTACCTACCAATACAGGTGTATTGTTGTCATCGAAGGCATACTCCATTGTAGCTGTCTCATTATGATAAGGCATATTCACTGCTTTATTACATGGAAAAACCTCTTGTGCTAAAAAATACTGTTGGTTTATTTCAGATAATTTTTTAACAACCTTATCGACATCCGCGAAATCACTAAAGAATACAAATATATGTAAACCTCCTGATTTTGACTTAACAGGCACAAAAGGTAATTTATATTTTTTAATAATTTCTACATACTTTTTTTCTGAATAATCTTTATAGTTATTTGGATCAACATCAATGCAACCCCATTTACATTTACCGTCTTTTTCGGGTCTTAAACCTAAACGTAATGAACCATTAAGATGCTTACGCCATAGGTCGCTGGTCACTGGTTCGTGTTTCGTGACATAGTTAGCTGACTTCTTGCCTCTTTCATCGCCCTCACCTGTAAGTGAGGACGATAAAAATTGAGTAGTGTCACCTTTAAATAAATTAAAGAGCTTATCTTCCATTAGAAAGGTACATCTCCACTTTTTTCTTTAGGCGATTCGTTCATAGCATTCTCTTGACCAAAGTCAACTTTACCAAAAATTTCGGAAGATTTGGCACCCTCATAAAAATCTCTAGTAACTTTTAACGTATTGTCATGTTCCGCTATAATTTTATCAAACTCAAGAACCCAACCATACCAAGAATTCTGTGAATTAGATTCTTTGGTAGTTGTAAGTCTATACGTTGTAGCCCAAGAAGGCGGAGTGAAAAAACCATTTTTACCCTGCATCCTTCTTGATTGAATCATAGAATTCCACAGTTTTGATTTTTTCTTTTGTGTAGATTTCATAGTAATTAAAGCACTCTCGATAGGCACATAATCTTTATTTACAATATAAACAAAGTGGTTACCAGTATCTTCAATGTAATTACCATTTTCAAGTCTATCTTTACCATCATCACCACGTGATGTTTGACGTAGTATTGATGGGTCAGTGTGAATTGCAATTGGTCTGCCAGGAGAATCACCCCTGTCTTTCCATTCATTAAAGGTGTTAATATATAAACATGGTACCACTAAAATACCATCTTTACCCTTGTACAATGATCCAGTGATTTCATTGTAGATATCACCTTGTCTTGCTTTTTCATTAAACTTACCATCACTTTCGTCAAGCACTGGTGAGTTAGCATAAAGAATTTTGAGTATAGGTAGCTTAGTATCACGCGCTGTGATATTTTCAGCACCTTGACCTGCAAATTCTTCTAATGCAGATGCAGTTTGTACTGCGTTTTCTTTTTTAGTTGCGACTTGATTCATATTTATTTTTCTCCTTTTATATTTGTCTTGTTAGCAACATATACCCCAAAAAGATCCATAGGTAAGTTATGACCATTCTGAATTTGTTCTTTTACAAACGCTTTCAAAGTCATAGGTTCTACTTTTTCTTTTTGAGTTACATTATGTCCTGCTTCTTTTAGATCATGAAATACACTACTAGCTGCATTGTCTTCTGATTTACCAAAAGTAACAGTGACATTATTTTTAATGATATCCCCATATCCATTATCACGAAGCCATGTAAAAGCCTCATCTTGTTTAGATACAGGAATTTTTGCTGTATAAAAAGGCTTTACCTCAACAGATGAACCATCCGCTAATTTAAGCATTGATATGCCAGCTTTTTGCATTAAGTTTGGAATTTCTTGTTCAGAAAGCAAACGTTCTTCTTCATGAAGTTTCTTAAGATGATCTTCACATTTTTTAGTTTGTTCCTGAAGCTCCAATAACTTATTGCAAGATTGTGCGATGTCATTAGTGACACCAGTGTCTACCTTGATACGGGTAGATTCTGCTTCTAAGTCCATAGGACCTCCTTTCTACACTATCTTTTATAAATATTTTATTTGACTTGTCAAACTTTTTTTATATTATGTTAGGAGATGGCGTATCAATATAAAACAAATCCTTATGAACATCAAAGACAAGCCCTAATAAAAGGTGCTGATAAACACTTGTATGCATACTTTATGGAAATGGGTACAGGTAAAACAAAAGTAAGTATAGATAATGCCTGTTATCTTTATAAAGAAAATAAAATTAATGTCGTTTTGGTAGTGGCACCAAACTCGGTTTATCGTAATTGGCAGGACGAAATAAACACTCATAGTCCTGTCGACACAGCCATACACATCCATAAAGTAAACAAAAAATTTGTAAGAGAATCAAACAAACTAACATTCTTTTTAATAAATATAGAAGCATTTTCTCGCACCTCAGGCATCAAAGCCGTTCAAGATATTATTGATGAGTATCATGATACCATGATGGTGATAGTGGACGAAGCTACCACTATTAAAAACAGATCAGCCAAAAGAACAAAAGCTCTTACAAAAATTTGTAAACCAATTGCTTTTAAAAGAATTTTAACAGGATCGCCGGTAACAAAGTCTCCGCTTGATTTGTTTAGTCAGTGTAATTTTCTTAATCCAGAACTCTTAGGATATTCAAACTACTATGCTTTTAGAGCACGTTTTTGTGTTATGAAAACTATAGGTGTGGGTGGTACTGGTAGACAGATATCTTTACCTTTATATTTTCATAATTTAGATGAGCTAGAAAAAAAATTGAAAAGTTTTTCTTTTCGTGTTAAAAAAAAAGAGTGCCTTGATTTACCAGATAAAGTTTATACAAAAAGATATGTTGATCTAAAAGGTGATCAAAAACAAGCTTACGATAGTTTGAAATTATACGCGCGTACAATATTTGAAGACCAAGAAGCGTCTTACACAAACAAATTAACAGAAATTATTAAGTTGCATCAAGTGTGCTGTGGCTATGTCGTATCCGATGAAGGTGTAAAAAAGGAATTAAGTAACCCAAAACTTGACGAACTTATAAATATTATAGAAGAGACAGATGGAAAAATTATAATTTGGGCTAACTATGTACACAGTCTTGAAACAATTATAAAACTACTTCAGGATAAATATGGATCAATGTCTGTAGTTTCTATTTATGGAGATGTGCCGGTTGAGGCTCGTAGCTCAGCTGTTAAAAACTTTCAAGAAAACAAAAACGTTAGATTTTTTGTAGGTAATCCAGTCACAGGTGGCTATGGTCTTAATCTAACAAAAGCCAGCACAGTGATTTATTATAGCAATAGTTATGATTTAGAAGTAAGACAGCAATCTGAAGATCGTGCTCACAGAATAGGGCAGAAAAATAATGTTACATATATTGATTTAATAGTGAGAAATACAATAGATGAATTTATTATCAAGGCTCTTAACAAAAAAATTAAAATAAGTGCTCAAACGTTAGGTGAAGAAGTATTAGAATTTTTATAAAAAAAACTTGCATTAAATAAATAAACTATTATTATAAACACTTGCGACAGGCTTATCTCAATAAGCAAAAAGGGGATTTGTTTTATTTCAAATCCCCTTTTTTTTGTAATATCTTTCTACCCTGGCCATCCATTTATCTTCATATTCAGATAACATATTTGCATTCATCTTAAACTGTTGATATTGCAAGTCTTTTGTGCATATACAAATTAAACCTTGTTCAATAGGACCAAAATTTAATTTATGAGCTAATGAATACGCCGCTATCTGATAATAATAATCTTCAATCCATTCCTCTCTTTTTGGTTTATTAGCTTGTTTGAAATCAACAATCGTAGATTTGTCATCATACACACCGACTACATCTGTCATGCCTGCCCATTTATCTTTGTAAAACAAACTTACTTCTGTACCATATACCTGACTGAATTGGTCAAGATTAGAAACTATCGTATGTGCCATCATACGAGGTAAAGCACCCTCTTTTGATAGGTTAATATATCCTATTCCATTTAAATATTGTTCTAACACATAATGCATTTCTGTTCCTCTTTTAGATGCTTGGGCCGTGATCCGTGCAGCTTCTTGATATCCTACACGTTCTCTCCATGCATCAAGCGATCTTCTTTTTTCTTCGCTTTGTGTTTTGTTTAGAATAGTTGTGACAGATGGTATTTTAAACTCACCGACATTGTAAGTTCTACCTGATTCTTCATCATTTCTTGAATATTCTTTGTAGCTGTACTTTTTATTTATAGTAAAGCCGGATACTTCAAACTGTTTATTCTTCTTCGTTATCTGCATACAGATTATTAAAAGTAGTTTCCCAATCCATATAGCTATCGTGTCCTTCAGCACTGTGAGTCCATTGACTCGGTATAAAATCAGGGGCTCCTTTACCTGTGACCCACATAGCTGGTGATGTAACTCTTACTCTATTATTAGGTAAAGCTACAATACAGCCCTTCCATGGACCACTTGTTAATTCAATGACGTGTGATTGTTTGTGTTGAGCAGGATCATCAGCTATTTCTGATCCAGTATAATCAACAGTAAAATAATATTTGCCAGTATAAAATTCTCCATCTATTTTACATTGCCATGGACTGCTTGAAGTTCTATCAAATTTTATTACCTCAAAGTTACGTGCTGAACAATCCCATGGTTGTGCCAGATGAGTTTGAAGGGGAGGAGGAAAAGTATCCAAAGGTTCATCTGCCACAAGAGCCGTGATAGGCATCCGTGCCCACATTGCTCCACCATGTGGATTTTCAAGTCTATTCTCTTCGTCTTCACAGCCTGTGAAAATGACCTGAAAACTTAAACATCTATCAGGAATACTGGTGACAGCACATGCAAGTGCATGAATGTACTCGCCCTGATATTTTCTGTGATTGTGTGTAAATTCTTTTCTTACCCATACCTTAAAATAGGGTATGTTTTTAATAAGATATGCCATACCCCATAATAAGTGTTACTAGCCGTAAAGCAAGAAGTTTATGATTTTTTCTTTTTTAGACCACCTAAATTTTTTCTTCTTTTCATAAAAGAGCTATCTTCCATTTTGACTAACTTGTAGCCTTTTTCCTTCGCAGCTGATCTCATAGCTGCCATACCCATAGAAGCTGTCATAACTTTTTTAGCTCCACCTTTAGCATAGCCTTTTGCCATTTTACCACCCATAGCTTTCATCATTTTAGCTCCGCCTTTAGCGTAACCTTTGGACTTCATCATTTTTCCGCCCATAGCTTTCATCATTTTACCTGATTTAGCTTTCATCATTTTAGCTCCGCCTTTGGCATAGCCTTTAGATTTCATACCTTTTTTCATTATTATCTCCTTATAAGGTTTATTAGTTAACTAGATGTATTTTAGTGCTTTTTAGCCAGGTAGTAAAGGTCATCTTATATAAAAGATACGCGCTGACGGCTCTTAAAATCGGTCGTTTTTTCCCAGATTTAAGCCTAATTTAGCATCATTATCAAAAATCCAGCAAACCCTATTAAAGTCAATGCAAGTAAAGCATACGAACAATTTATCATAAATTGTCTCTTTTGAGCCTTACGTTTTGCCTCTGCTGCTAGTTTCTTTTTTCTAATGTCTGTCCTAATAGCAACGAATTCACTCCAAGCACCTGGAGCTCCATGCCATGTAAAAATTTCTCTTAATTGATTTTCCATATCATGAACTTGTTTCAAAGCAAAATATGTATGCAAGGCTTCTTCATTTGAAGATGTAAACCATTTGCTTTTTTCTTTTTTATGTTCTTCTTCAACATCACTCATTTGTTTAACAAATTTTATGATGTGACCAGAAAGGCTGTTTAATTCCTTCCCGACTTCTATTCCAGATTTAATAGCCCCAAAAGCGGCTGTTGCGATACTTATTGGATCCATGCCACAAGTCCTATTATTGTAATGATTATAGTGAGCATACCACTCATTAACCAAAATAACAACTTGTCTACTTTTTCACCAAGCTTATCAATGTCTTCGTGAATGTGTGTCAAATGATTCTCTTTGATTGTTCTTACATCTTTTTTAACACCTTCAATGTGTCCATACAAAGATATAATATGTTCTTTAGTTGTTCTTGGTTCAGGCATTACGCATTCCTCATATCTATTCCAACACCTAATTCATCATTTGGAAATAATTGTTGGTACGTGGGCCCTGTTTGTTGCTGTCCCATAGGTGGTACTTGAGGTAAACCCTGTGCAACTTGAGCGGGTTGTTGAATTTCTGGTGGTTCAGTTCTAGCTGCGTTTTCAATCTCAAGTTGAATAAGACCATTATAATCTCTGGCTGCTTTTCTGTTACCATTTAAGTAATCATTATACATACTTCTTTCAGCAACATCCATTTTTTCCATTCTATAGACCTCAGGATACAAATGAGCTTTATTTTTAGGTGGTAGTTGTGCAGGATCAAAAGGTTCATCAGGTATAATTACAGGCGTTTTCTCTGCTTCTATTTTTAACAGATGCTGTCTAATGTCTTCACCAGTCACCTTCATTGGATTTGTGCCTGGAAAATCTTCTTCTTCTTCATTTAGATATTGTAAAACTCTTTGTAGAGATTGTCTTTTTCTAGGAGATAGTCCCTTACCTAATGGCTCAAGCATGCTTGTTCTATATCTTTCTCCAACAACCTCACCAGTTTTTCTGTCTACAACATTTTTTATAAGCATGTCTTTTCTCTCGCCCGTTGTATAAATATCAAGTAAAGCTTTTGTATTATCAGCATTGTTTAAAAAACCACCTAACCTTCTCAAAAGATATGTTGGTAATAAAGCAGCTATTACCCCACCACCACCTGAAGCTATACTAAAACCAGCAACACCACCAGTCATTGCTGCCATACCACCTAAACCTGCTCTTCTGGCAAGGAAGGTCGATGTGTCTCCAAGTACATTACCATAGTGAGCTTGTAAAACATCTAAAACTTTATCCATATCTTGTACATGAGCTATACCTTTTTTTATGTCACCATCACCAAAAATTTCATATAATCTTCTTTTAGTCAGCTCATCATCCACACCTAAACCAAGTTCTTTTTTAAAATTTGCAAAATTAAAATCACCAAGAGAGTTAATGTCAATAATCTCATTAACAGGTGTTTTTGATGTTTGAACTTGTCCAGATCTAAAACCAGCTGCCTGACTAGCTAATCTAGGATCTTTTTTTAACATTAACGAATCGACAGCAGAATCACCACCCATTTTACCTATTCTCGATACTAATTCATCCTCTAAAAAAGTTCTTGGTTCTGTAAAACTTTTTATGTAAGCATCAAACACAAAACGACTTCTCATAGCATTAAATAATTTTTTACCTTGTTCGCCTTGATCATATCCAACTAAAGTTTTTAATTCTCTTATAGTTCTATCTGTTCCGTCTCTAAATACTACATTACCTACTTCTCTAAATAATTTCTCAGGTTCAATAACAGCATTACCTGCTACATTTAATTCACCTAATGATGTAAACAAATTAGCATCTGATTTTTTTGCAAGTTTCTGTAGAATACCCTCGTTATATGGACTTATCACTCTACTATAAAATTCATTTGCAGAGTCCAATCTTTTCTTAAAAGTTCCTACAGTTTCAAGTGTATTGTCTCTAAATTTATCAGCAGCAGCCTTACCTTTGTTTTGTAAAATATTTGCATATTTAGTTTTAAATGTTTCGTTGTTAAATAGCTTACCAATATTTTCTTCACTAGCTACAGAATCCAGATCAATGTCCATAGCATTTCTCGCATCTCTTATAAGTAAATTCATACGACCTTTACCTTCTTGCTGTAAAGCTGCATTTAAATCTCTTTTAATTTGTTGAAATTGTCCTAGTGTAACTGTTTCTGGAAAAGCTGGGTCACTAAATCTAAGAACAGTTCTAAACATAGGGTTTTCAAAACCTTTTATTTTACCAGCAGTGAAATCGGCAAGA